ATATACTAGTTTATCTTTTAATTTATTATCAAAATCAAAAGTATAGCCAAATGCTCCGTTTGCCCAATCGTTTGTTGGTAAGTAGGCCATAGCTATTGCAAAATCCAATCTTGGATCTCCAACCCTGGATAGTTCCCAATCGTAAACACAATTTACTCCATTTTCATCAAATGAAAGATTGTCTATTCTCCAATCATTGTGTACGATTGAATCAATTTGTTTTTCTGGAAGGTTATTCAATAACCAGTTCGTTATTCTATCAATATTTTGTGATTCAGTTTTTCTAAAATTAAAATCAATTATTACTTGATTTAAAAAATTTTGTAAGTATTTATTTACTATTTTCTTTTGTAAGAAGTTATCTAGTTCTATTTCATGTAATGATGTTAGAAGATTATATGATTTCAATACTGAATCACTATCAAACCTTTTTTCTCCTTTTATGTATTCCATTATAAAAAATGGTCCACTTAATATGTTTACATCATGTGCATATACTAAAGCTTTTGCTACTGGAATAGTTGGACAATTATAATATAAATGATTCTGTATATCGTATTGCCACCTTAATTTTTTCATTCCCTTTATATGATTAACTGTTGATGTTTTTAATATCATTTTTTTATCATCAAAGTCTAATTCATATATATCAGAGGCAACCCCATTAGAAATTAAATTTATAGACAATGGTTCATTGAAGTCTAGTCTGTCTTGTAAAAAAGTTTTTAAGTTAGTTTCGTTTATCATTTGCCAAAAGTATACCACGAAATGGCAGTTTGGTATAATTCAAAAATGAATTCAACCGAGTACGAAAAAAATACAAAGATTATTCATAGTGTAAATAATATTAACGATGTTCTTGCATTTGTTTATGTACCTAAAACTGGTGGAACATATTTATCAATTAATACACTTCCCATTAAATATTATAAAAATATCAAAAGCACAAATTGGCCTTCTGATTTTCATATACCTGTATCTAAAATTGAATCTATAACAAATGGTGACGATCCACTATTTACTATTTTAAGAGATCCGTATGATAGAACATGTTCAGAATATTATTTTACTAAAGAAAGAGTAGAGGTTGGATTACAGTATTTTGGAGAATGGGATTTAAAAGATCCCAGGAAGCTACAATTTGTTGCAAAAAGAATAGGAATAATTACAGATAGCAAACATTATGAAAATAAAATAATAAATATATATCAAAATAATATGACAGTTGAGGATTACTTAGAATGGTCAATTAATGATCCAACGTACACGATATATTATGACACTAAGACACCTGAGGATTTTGATATTGTTGGAATTACTGAGTACCTTCCACAAACAATTCAGTTATTAAAAAACATGTATGGAATACAAGCTGGCAATGGAGACTTTAATAATAATAAAACTAAGATTGTTGGAAAACCATATGAAACAAAGTTTTCTAGATTAGAATATGAAAGAAAAAATGTAATAGAGTATCAATATTATAAAGAGGCAATGGATAAATTTAATCAACTATGCCAAATTTTTATTTAGGCCCATTTTTAATTTTTTCTGTTACCATTTGAACATTATCAAGATTAGGAAAGTATTCTAAAATTTCTCTTGCTATTTTATTTCTCCAGTAATCTTCAGTTTGTTTTCTAACAGCGTCATCAAAAGTATCCATTAACATTGATACTTGTACATCAATGAGTGGATTACGAAATATATTAAACCTCATGAAAGTTCCTTAAGCTTGTCAATAGCTGCTGCCCAACCATCATGGTACCCCTCTTCATATGTTTTGCTTCCCTTACCCTTTTCACGGTAATGATCTCTTACTTTATCAATCAGATTACAATAGGCACAATGCTTACGGTCAAACATTTGTGGATTTGGTGTTGGACAAAGACCGTCATGACCCTTCATTACATACCCTTCTTGTCAATACTATACCCTGGCATATTTGGCTTACATACATCAACATTCTTAAACTCTAAGACTATTTTCTTCCAGATACTTATTGCTACATTCCATTGATCTTCCATATTATCTCCTAGTTATGGAGAAAGGAGGGTAGAGATTTTGCTCTACCCTCCCTCTCACTATTTTATATATTATACTACTAGTTTCTCATCCTTGGGAGACTTCTGAAACTTATATAGAATTGCATACAATACAGCAGCGATTACGAAACCGAATGCTGGTGCGCTATCTCCAAACTCTGGAATATTCGATGGAACGATACCGACGAACATTACCTGATTTGAGAATAGTACAACTGAGGATACCAGTGCTACAACAAACGATACCACGCCTGCAATTGGATTATGCTTCTTATCGAAGAGGAATCCGCTGACGGTATTCTTACGACGTAGATACTGATCCATAAATACAACACCCAACCAAGGTGCTACCCAATATGCAATAACAAGGAGGAAATTTGTGTAACGTGATGGGTCTTGTAGACCAAAGTATGCTACGATACCTCCTGCTGCACCAAAGATTACTGTTGCGATTGTTCGTCTAGCAGAACTTGAGATTTTAATTGGAAGTGACAAGAATGACATTGTTGCAGAATAGACATTCAAGGAGTTTCCAATAATGGAGCCACCAAGTACTGCAAGCAAAACAATAGCAGCAATTAGAGTTGGCATTGTAGATGTAAACTGATCTGTTGGAGTTGCCCCCTCAGGTGCTACAAGAGTAGCAGCTAGGACACCCAGGAACATAAGAAGGCTACATGAAAGGAACAAACCAGCCCCTGACCATAGTGCTACTGCCTTCTTGCTAGAATCCTGTGGCAGATAACGACTATAATCAGATGCAAATGGATTCCATCCAGAAGCATATCCAAATGCTGCACCCATAGCAATCAAGAATCCACCAAGTGTTCCTGTTCCAGCATTGACGCTGTAATCAGCACTTGGAACAACCCAAATGAAAGCTAAAATAAATGCGACAACAGCAAATGGGAACATAAGCTTATTTGTCTTATGAATCATGTTGTGTCCAAAGAATGCAAACACTACCTGGACTCCTACAACCAATACCAGTGATAGAACTACTGGAATATCAAGTAGCGAGGTTAGAGCAAACGTTCCCGTAACAGTGTTTACAGCAAACCAACCCAATGATGCTAAAAGGGCATTTAGTCCAGAGGGTACAGAGTTACCCTTCCAGCCAAACGGGATTCTTGAGATAACCATTTCTGGCACACCAAAAAATGGTCCTCTCGCCCCTAGCAAACCATGCGAAATGGCACCAAGCAAACTACCCAATACAACTGCTACTGTAGCTTGCCAAATATTTAGACCAAAGAACATAACTGCAATCATTCCTACGAATACAGTTGCAAACTCCAGATTCGGAGTGGCCCAAATTGTGAATAGATCTCTTGCCTTACCATGACGTTCAGAAAGTGGAATAAATTCTGAACCTCCTGGTTCAATTGCTGAAACCTTTGAGCCATACTGACCCTCTCGGACCTCAGCAATAACTGATGGTGTTGACATATATCTTCTCCCTTATTTTATTAATTATGAAATGTAGTATTTAAATTCCAATATCTTCATTCCATAGATCAGGATTATCCTGACACCATTGTTGAAACATTGTTTTTGTTTCAAAATCATCTAAAACTATAAGGTTTACGCCATTGGATTTCAGCCAGGACTCGCTCTCCTGAAAAGTTTCATTCTCTCCAATGACCACCGTTGGAATTTTATAAAGAAGAATAGTCCCTGCACACATAGTACATGGAGAAAGTGTCGTATAAAGCACAGACTTTGAATATACCTTTGAAGATAAGCGACCTGCATTTTCAATGCAGTCTGTTTCTCCATGTCTAATAGAACTGTTCATTTGTACACGCTTATTGTACCCAGTTGCGACTACTTCATCTTCAACAATCAAAGCGGCACCAATTGGTATACCGCCTTCTGACAAACCTTGATATGCTGATTGTAAAGCATGTGCATATCCATTTAAATAATTAATCAATTTTTTTTCCTTCACATTCATCACATATGTATGTAGACCATTCTCCTGCATATCCACAGTAAAAGCAATCATTGGTATAGATTTTTTTTGCTTCTTCATACCCCCGTCTATGTGCAGTAGCAATTAGATCACATAGACACAATATTGCTATGCAGTTTGGCATATGTCCATAATCATCTGGCTCACAAGAACATTGCGTACCTGGACATAATGGATCATGATTCATGGCTTCTCCTCTAGGGCACGCAGAACTTCGGTAACTTCTGCAACCCACACAGGCTCGTAACACTTATCAAACGCTGCTTCTACTCCTGCGATGCACTTGGCGAGCATGTCCTGACGCACCTTGGCGATAAGATTGCATTCGCAAAGCATAGTATATGCAGATGGGCATAGCAGGTCATGATTCATAATTAATCACCACTATATCTCTTGTCGTAACACTCTTTACAATTTGTAGACAGCCATCCATGAGTGGCTCTGGTTTCTACTTCTGTACCCCATTCTGTTGTGCCGCATTCTTCGCAAGTACGCTCAGAAAGATACTCAGCATAATCTATGACTGTTTGCATTACTTTGGACTCAATAGATTCGTAATCAAACTTAGAGTCAATATAATATCGCAGCGTTCCGTACTTCTCCTTGACCTGATGAATTTCATAGTCAGGATCAATGAACTTTAGTTGTTCATTTGCTTCTGTGATAATTTTATACCACCCTGGACCACAAGATATCCATCTACCCCAGCCAGGGGGAATACGATTCATCATATCCATTAGGCCATCGGCATACTCTCCAGCATCGCTTGGAAGATGCGGAGTATTAAGAAATGCTTCTCTTTCTTCTTCGTTCATCATACCTCTATTCTATCGCTTTTTCTTGCCAAAAGCAAGTCCCTTATCTTATTTGCATCAGCAAGCGGGTATCTATTGGAAATAATTCTTGATCCAGTTTCTTCATATTCAATATCTTGATCATATACATATGTACAGGTATTATACTCATACCAAGATGAAGATCTATTTATTCTTATGAAGATGTATGCTGGTTGATACATTCTTCTTTTTTTTCTACATCTGCAAAACACTTAATAAGTATGTCTTCTTCAACTTCCTCAATAGATACTACATCTGTACTAATACGCCAGTCGTAATCTCTCAAACCACGCAGCAAAAAATACATACTTTTGCCAATTTGAATGTCTCCACCACGCTCTAGAGCATAGCGATCAAATGCCTCTACTGAAAAGAAATCAAACCATTCTCCATCACTACGCATTTCATTGCGGGTTTGTTCTCCACGAACACGCTTTGCGCATTGATTTTCCATATCAATAATATAATATGTGCTATTTTGTGTAGTTACTTTAATCATTTTAATCCCACAATTCTATAAAGTGATTTGCTAGCCAGTGCATACTATCAGTAATATCTTTCTCAAGTACGCCGCCAAACTCTTCCTTCCAATTTTCATCAAAAGCAAGTCCATTGATTAAATATTCCTTGAAAATTAAAATGTGGTTTGAATAATCAGCATCTCTTCTAATCACCATGTCATCTACATTTTTACCATATTGATCATCGTCAGCAGCATAAGCCATAGAAACACCCATGCCGTTGTCAATATACCATTGAAGTACTCCTGCAAATACTCCCGCTAAGTAGGTGTCGGCATTCCACATGTCTCTATCGCTGTACCCTCGCTTAGCACGCTGATACCACCATTTTGGTGTATAAAAAGCACGACGAATTGCAGTCTTGATGCGTCTAAAATTATGCTTGATCATATTCATTGTATCTCCATACCTTAACTGGAATACCTGCTTTTTCTGCTAATTCAGCACACATTGTAGCGCCTTTAGACTCATTACGAATAAAGGCTAAGCAAACGTCTGCTCCAAGATTCACCATCTTGTCATTACGAATGTACCCTGCCCTTTTTCCGTATGTGTCCCAGTCTGCCTTATAGACTTCAACATCAAGCTTAAGTTCATCAGCAACTCTACCCGCAAGATAATCAGCGCCTCTTGCACCACCGTGTACAATGATCACATTATCTCTCGTCTTCATAGACTCACTGAGAATAGCATTACGAATAGAGCCAAGATCGCCCCAGTCTCTAGACCCAGTAATAAGAATTCTCATTCTGTCACCTGTGACACGCAGCATCCATCACAACCATGTACCCGCTCCCATTTATTCTGATTACAGATATAGTCATCAGGATCTGGATGGCCAACACCGTGGGTACAAATGCGTTCCATAATACCCCTATCAGAACGCCAATGCTGTGGAAATGATCGCATAGAATGATTAGACATATTATGAATAGTGCATTGCTGACCTGCACAAGTACCAGACTTATGAGTCCAAATCTTAGTATCTGTATTCTCCAGATATACAAAATCCATTTTCTCAGCCTTCCAGGCCATGGACTTCTTAACGCGAGCCTTCTTTAGTCTATTCATGCGTACATTGTACAGTAAAAAAGATGACGGGTCAAGTCTCCCTGACCCGCCACCTATTGATATATTTTACTTAATTTCCTTTACTAGCTGCTTTGCCTTTTCTAATACCTTGCCAGCAACTGGTACATATCCAAGTGCTGCGGCTCGTGATGGGCCACACTTTTGAATGATGTAATCAGCAAATTGACGAACTCCAAGACCGTTTGGCCCCTTACCATCTGTACGAACAAGCATGTAACTAAAGATAGCAACTGGGTATGCACCCTTGACCTTTAGATTGTAATCAAGTGTAATAAGACCCTCTGCTGACACATTTGTTTGATTTGCTAGATTCTTTGCAGCAGATGAAGATGATGGTGCTACGAACTCTCCAAGTGCATTCTGAATTCTAGCAGATGGGTAACCCTTAGCATCACCAAGGTCAACATATCCAATTGCACCTTCTGTTGTAATGACGCCAGTCATTACTCCCTGATTTCCCTTACCAGCAATTGAGTTAGCTGGTGGCTTACCACCAGGAAAGGCTGTACCCATATCATCTTGAACCTTCGGCCAAATGGAAGGCGCCCAGGCATTAAGATATTGTAGAGTATTATTTGTTGTACCAGAGGTATCTGAACGGTACACTATAGTGATATTAGTATCTGGCAGCGACTTACCAATTCTTGGATTATCCTTTAGAATTTCTGGGTGATTCCACTTTGTAATGTTTCCAGATAGAATCTTTGCAAGAGTTACTTGCTTCAATTGAATTGAAGACCCAACGGTATTGCCAGTAGACTTGCTCTTTAGATTAATTGGAAATGTAATTGCTCCACCAACATTTGGAACATACTCCCACCCAAATGTTGGCTGTCCAGATGAGTACTTGCTATCAGACTGCCCATATACATAGGTGCCCTTTGAAAAGTTGCCCTTTCCAGAACCAGATCCTACAGAAGTATAGCTAATAGTAAAATTACTTTGTGATCCATTAAAATCTGATGCACACTGTTGCATAAATACCGCTGGGAAAGATGCCCCACCGCCCTGAATTGATTCAGCAGCAACTGCTGGAGTTGCGGCACCAACAATAACTGCTGAAGAAATTAAGGAAGTTAAAATTTTTTTCATATTACCTCCAATAGTGGCTGATGTTCTCAGCAAGAAAATAATATCATTCTCCTTGAGAAAAAGCATCTATATTCAGTAGACAATTAATGAATAATAAATGAATAACTTAAGTACAATTTAGACATTCTTATATTATTTTTTTAATTCATTTCTTTTTTTATTTTCTGCTTTTTGCATAATGTCAATAATTGCAAAAATAGAATTAGACATTTTTTTAATTGCTCTATAAACAAAAATTAAATATGTTATTTGCATAAATAAAGATATTATCAATAGTAATTGAATAACCATTAACATATATGATTCATTACTCATCTCGTTCAAGATCTCCAACAATATCGTAAATTGATTCGTAGAGTCCATCTGGTGCTACACCCAAAAGCTCACAAAAAGATTTCCAGGTTTCTTCAATAATCTCTTCGCCCTCTTCTGTAAGTTCTAAAAGCCCATAGATGCACCCTTGTGCAATAGGAACGCCTAAATCGTTATAAAATCTCCAATTTAAATAGTCTTCATTTTCAACAATTTCTTCTTTACCAGAAATTTCTCTTATGAATTCTTCTATAATTTCACATTTTGTTTCTATATCCATCATGGCAATACTCTCCTTGGAATTCCTCTATGTTCTACAGATGTTAGTCTACCCACATGGTCCACAACCATATCTTTTCTTACCCACGTTTGACCATATAATCTCTCACCTAGATGCTGAAATGTTGGATCATCGCTTAGACCTAGATCAATTCGATGATACCATGGCAAATCCCAACATGCTGGAGCATTGACTAAAAGACACCCAGCAGTAGTCCAGTGCTCTTCTATTCTTGGTTCTAAATTAACAGTATGACCATGTAGGCAATATGCTGGTACGTCTATACCAACCATATGACGATCAACCTCTAACATCTTTTCTAAAGCTTGAGCATTTATTATTACATCAGAGTCTAGATAAAGAATTGCATCGCATGGAAGCATATGCAGTATTCCATTAATCATTCTCTTTTTACGCTGAGCATACTCACGAACAAGATTTCTGCCAGTTTCTATTCTTATCCAGCGGTTGTTGTGATCTACTACTTCTTCAAAATCATTAATTGTATAAGTCCAATATTCTCCACCTATACTTTTTAATGCATCAATAAGTGGAGCAAATGGTTCTATACCGCGATGATCTAGCTCTAATGCAGCAAAATATTTAACGTTAGGAAAACGTTCTATAATCTCATTACTATTTTGTAACCATTGCATACCCTCATTGGCATCCATTTTCCATCCTACCAATGGTGATCCAATAACAACGTGCTTTTGATAATCAACTTCTTTGAATGTCATCTATTTATTCTCCATTTTTGTCTTAGTAAAAACTTATCATTAAGTTTTGCTTCATGTAGATGATCAAATTGATTACTTGTAGAAACCGTTCCTTCGTTTTGATGGACAAAGTATGCATCATTTACTCTTTTTTGTGTTTTATTAAATGTTGATATAGACATTGCTAAATCGTCATCGCCACCCCACCAAATAAATCTTTCATCAATTGGTGGCAAGCCATTTCTTAATGCATCAATTTTTAACATAAAACATGAACCGTCAAGTCCACCATCAGCCTTGGTTCCATTTGTAATTTGTGGCAAACCATTAAGGTGATAATATTGTGGAGCCGCTGGATAAACTATCCAACAGTTGTCATCCTCATAGAGGGCTTTCTCAAGTTTTGATACCATATTTTCAGAAATAGTAACATCATCATTAGATATTACGATTCCAGTAAAGTCACATGTGTTTGCAAGCTGCATAGCATAATTCCACTGTTCATATAGTGTCATTCCTCGTGTATTTAAATATGATATTTTTGAATCATCTTGAATCATTTCCTTAATAATTGCCGCATCTTCTTCAGTATGACCATTATCCAATATCCATACTTCTTCAACAGCATCATCATGAGAATATTCAAAGGCTAAAAACACGGCCCTTTTTGGCATAATTATTGTGGGAATTGCTACGACGTTATTCTTCATAGTTAGATTATATCAAAGCTGTTTATTTTTTTTTCTGGTATCAGACCACGATGCCCAATTAATATTTGTTCTTTTTATTTTCTCTGCAAATGACATGCCACAGGTGCAGGCAATATCCTTCATCCTGTGGCAGTCATCGCAGTACTCTGCTTCTGGCATTACCAGGGGTTCTCCAAATCTGGAAGAACAACATCTGTCTTTACCTTTGCCATTACAGACTTCCCAACATCAACAGCCTCAATCTCATAGGCGTATCCATTAGTACCATCCTTACGAACAAAGGATCGACCCTTTAGCTTTCCATGAACAATGACTCTCTCACCCTTTTTTAGTGACTCTGCCCCCTCAGCAAGACGACGCCAACATGCAACATCAATATATGTAGTGTCACCATCTTTCCAGTCTCCGCCTGCATCCTTGATTCTTTCATTTGTGGCAAGTCGCAAACGAGATAGCTTATGTCCTGCTGCCATCTTTGTTTCTGGATCTGATACAAGATTTCCAAATACAGTTATCGTACTCATCTTTTTATTCCTCGTACTTTCTTCTTATTGGGAATTACATCCCCTTTATCTATTACTGGTTCTAGTGTTACCATAACCCCGTAGCTTTCTAACAGGGTCTTTATTGTATCAAGATACATGATACATTTCAACCTTTCACTATCATTATAGTGAAGCCATTGGCTTTCATAGAATCTTACAGCAAGAAATTTTGGATTAAGATCATATTCAACAATGTCAATAACAAAATCATGTGGTGCCTTAATTTGATGTACGGCCTCACGCATCTTAGGTGTATATATGCTCATGATATGTCCATTGTTAAATTTGACCAAAGATCAAACCAATCTTCTTTTCTTTTATGATTATTTAGATCTTTAGATATTTTTCCTTTTTCCAGGTATATTCCACCCCATACACCCCACTCTTGCCTACTTACTCCAGAAGCTAAGCACTGCCTTCTTACTGGACAATCTTTACATAATTGGTCTAATCCGTATCTAATTGATACGCTTTCTTCATATTGATCAAAGAAAAGATTTGTATCCATATTGAGACAAGATGCTTTTTTGGTCCATTCTCCTAGCATTACTCCTTAAACAGGGAGTTTGGCAAAACCCATCCCGTGCCACTAATATATGGGTACGAAATCCTCCTGAACCATTTGCCTTCCTTTTTATTATAAACTCCATGACGGTTATACTCAGCACCATCATCTTGAGTTAAATGAGCAATGGTCCACCCGACCCATGTAAGCTGTGGATGATTGTTTACAACTTCTTCTGCTTGCTCTAGATTTTGGATAATCACTTAGACGCTCCCCTTATTGAGTTTTGTAATTTGGTTATTGTTGAACTTAATATAATTATTACTATATTTAATCCGAACATCAAATAGAATCCTACTTGATTAGTATTTATTGCATACAGTATTGTTACTGTTTGAAGCGTTATCCATGTTAGGATAACAATGCTAATTTTCCATAGGGTTATCTTGTTAGCAGTAGAAAGAACAATAGCAAAAGCATTTATGGCAGCAAATATAAAATATACAATTGACCAATCATTTAGAGACATTTTGCTGCTCCATCTATTGTGTAGACTACCTTTTTTATTCCAGCATCGTCTATCAAGTTACTGCACTCCTCACACGGTTTACTATTTCTAGAAACACCACTATTGTTTATTCTAGCTACATATAGAGTTGCCCCCTTAGAATGAATACCAGCCTGCCTAATTGCAACTTCTTCTGCATGTCGTGAACAATACTTTTTAATAAATAGTTCTTCAATCACTCTAGGATGATTTTTGAATTTATTAAATCCAGTTCCAACGACACGTCCACTTTTAACAACAACTGCTCCATGCTTTTGCTTTTCAATAGAGTGCTCAGCAAGAAGTTTGGCAAGATTAATAAACTTTTTTTCCTTTTTACTTAACATTATGCCCTAAATACTCCAGCCTCTACACCATTTAACTCAGCCATTGCAAAAAGCTTTGATGTTGGCTCCTTCTTACTTGCAAAGTAGGCAAAATAAGATATATTGTTTAGGTATTTCTGTACATATGAAGACGGAAGTCTTTTAAACGAAATCTTTTTACCCTTTTGCTTTAAATAATTTTCTGTTGTATTACAAAATGCAGCAGTAAAATTATTAACATTGTGTGGCCCAGCAGACCACACCTCAATCTCTTTATCATTTAGAGATGAGGATAGGGCAACGCCCATAGCACGAATAAAAGTTTCATAGTCTTTAAAAGACTTTGTTCCTTCTACAACAATTATCATTTATGCCTCTAGCTTTTCTAGTATTTCTATCATATTTTTAGGATTAATGTCGCAATTTAATGGATCTATTATTTCGTATTTAGAAATATTAAATTTATTTCCACTATACTTAGTCCTTTTTATGGTACGACCATCTTTCCAGTACACCATATTATTGTATAAGATGATTGGAGACATGTCAATAGCTTTGTATGTTTTTTCTTTTTTAAAAAGAAAAATACTAAAAAGTACTATTTGTACTGCGGCTACACAAAGCCATACAAAAAACGGGATATAATCCATTAGTCATTTATTTCATCTAAAACATTCATAAGCAAAGATATCTCTGATGGGGATAGTTGATAGGCATCAATTGGTATTGCATTTTCTCCGTCAACTACCCCCTCTATTACTTCAGAGGTATAGAAGGTATTATTATGTACCCAAAATGCACGATTATTTACTATTGCGACACTTATTTTATTTTTCTTACGAACGTTATCAATCTGTGTCGATTTATGGTTAGAACTATTATTCTGTCTTAGCTGGTTTTGGCTTTGGGGCAGATTCAAGTTCTTGAATTTGTCTAGTGAGTTGCTTAATAGCTGCGTCAGCCCTAATTTGATATAGTAAAAATTCATGCTCAATCTTATTTGACTTGTTTCTATAATATTCAACCAAAGCCTGTAAGCCAGGGTCAGGGTTTTCGATATTATTTTCATTGTCATTCATATGTATTCCTTTCTGATAGTATAGGGTACATTAAATTTATTCATTTGTCAAGTCTTTTTGAAAGGAAAATGGAGAATTAACCCAAACATCCTTTTTAGCATACCTATTAACTATTGATCTAGACCAGGAAAATCCAGCATCTCCGCCCCATGCATCCCACATGATTCTTCCATTTGAAGGGTTAGCAGTATTATTAAAGTCCTTGCCCTTCTTATCTACTTCGTGACGAGAAAAGAAAGAATACATTCTTCTAACTACAGATAAAGACATAGGTCTTCCAGCTACAATATCTGATGCCCTTCCCCAACCTACAGGTGTACCAGCACCAGTAGCCTTTCCTTCCTCTTTCCATTTAAGTGCTCTTCTAGCAGCAGACTTCATTCCAGCACTTGGGCTGAATGTTTCTTCTGCCTTAGAAAAATTAAGTATATTTGTATACTTATTCAATGTTTTCATCTTGTGTCCAACAATTGTATCTGTTGGCTTATCATCACGATAAACTCTTATTACAACAGCAGGGTTATCTGGAGTTCCAGTAACTGTAAAAGAAGAATTGGGAACGTTATATTTTCCATTTCTAACAATTCTTAAAACCTTACCCCTTGCTCGCCCACCACTTGAATTCCAGGAAACCATCTGACCAACACGAACAGAATCGGCTTTACCCATTGAATCAACCATTTCATCTAAAAATTCTTGTGACTCTCCACTTGTCATAGCTACTTCACTCATTTCTGTATTAACTAAAGAATCTGGTATTGCTGCAAGTCTGCATTTGGCATCTTCTTCTACTAAGAATGAAAGTAGCTTACAGCCCAATCCATTTTCAGCATCATAATGAAACGAACAATTTCCACACTTGACACCAATTACAGAATCTTCATTTTCATTAGATGGCTCATAACCAACCCAAACTCCAGAAGATCCTTGATCGAATGGACCAAATTCTTCAACTATTTGAATTAAGGCATCATGATATGCTTTTTCTTCAGAATTTAGCATACTATATAAATCATTCATTTTTGTTACAGACTTTTTATTATTTGCTTCAGCAGCATACAAAGCTCTTTGCTGATTGATTGCTGCCGCCCTTGTTGAATGACAACCATGCGAACCTGATGGCCCTACAACAGCGTACCCGCTGCATCCACCGTAATTTCTTTTTATATCGTATGGCACAAATATATTATATCATCGCTTACAATATTTTTATAACAATCTATAACTTGAAAGATAATCTTTTATTTCTTCTGTCATTTCTGGTTTTTGTTTTTCTTCAATAAGTTTTTTATTTTGCTCAGATTTTAAAGATGACCATGTATGAATTTCTATTTCACCAACAACTTCTCTTTTAGAGTGTGAAATAGCATTATAAACTGATCCACACATTGCATCTGCCAAGTCCTTTGACTTCTTTCTTGGGTGGTCTACCTTGTTGTTTGGCATGATTCTTAATTCCAACATTTCATCTAATAACAATTCTATATGTGGAGCAGCAACCCGCTCTTCATATATCAACATTGCAAGATCTTCATAATGCTTTTTAGCAACAGAAAGAGTTTCAGAGTTTATTCCAACGCTCTTAAGGTCACGCTGAATATCAAAAGACTGCCACCTGTCAAATGTTACTATGCCAAGATTGAATCCGTTTCTTCTAAGACTTATAATCCAATTCTTTACTTCTGATAAATCGACTGGACCCTCAACTCTTGGTTCCCACCAGGCTATAGCATCTACTACTATAAATGGAACGACCTGTTCATAGTTATTAAAAGCTTGCATCTTTACCCATTTTTCTACATGGCTAATTGCAATTGCACACTTGTCATGTCTTTGTGCAAGGTCTGCGTGAAGAAAATAAATTTTTTCTGGATCTGGTTTAAATGATGGGTCGAATCTTCTAAACGAATCTAATGGATTACGAATGGATAGACACTTTTCTATTTTTTCTCTTGACTTAAAAAATGAATCACTTGATGTTGTTGGCATACAGGCAAATCTCATCAAAGCATCTGTAGGTTCTTTAAAAAACGCAATCTTAAAATCTTCAATAGACCTTGTAGGATTCATTTCCCAAGTTGGTCTTTTTAGTGCAAAGACTCTTGGATACTTATAGGAAATTATATGATCTTCTTCCCATTCTATATCAAAGGTATTGCCTGGATCATCTTCTGGCAACTCTGGATTTAAAACAAATTGATGAGTTCTAAATATAGTTTCTTTTTCTGCAATTGCAGAATCGTAAGCTTGCTGGATAAAGTCGTTTTTGTACCTAGGGAATGAAAGAAGAACAACTTTACCAAAGTCTGGAAATCGTGAGTCTACTGACCCACGGAAAGCCCTGTAAATATTTTCAGCAGTTTTAGCCTGTTCATTACCAGCAGAACCTTGGCTAGCAAATCCAGAGATCTCGTCAAGGATAGCTAGGAATAGGTTAAGACCCTCATGGCTTTCTCTTTCAGAGTGACCAGAATAAAGAGTAATAGATTTATTAAACGCAACACTATTTACCTTCGGATCATATTTCCCAGCGAACCATGGTGAGTTTTTAATTTTTCTTACAAAATTATCAAAGAATACGTTTTTTGCCTGCTCAGCATTGATGGCAATATTGATAAGATCTATTGCATCGTCTGGTGGTTTTCCATAGTACCTGGCAGGATCTTTAAGACACATAAGCTTATATATAATGTATGCACAAGCAATGGTTGACGTATGATCTTTTCCAGAACCCTTTCCACACTGTAGAATAATTTCTACTTTTGAATACTTCTTGAAGTGTTCTTTTCCTTTTTCCTCGCCCATTAACGATATTAAATCTTCTTCACGGTATATTTGACTCATACACTCAACAACCGTATATTGATTTTCAGACAGCGGAGGCTGATTTAAAAAGTCTTTAGAGGTTACGAATGTAACAACGTCAACTGGATTTTCTTCAAATGGATTATCATTAAGAGCTTCAATGATATCTGATAGATCAAGAGTCAATTACAATTACCTCATTTGGAGAATCGTTTATCTCAGATAATCTTTTTAAGATTTCATTTCTTACTGACGGATAGTTAATTGCTACATCCTTAAGAATTCCAACTAGAATTTCATGTTTACGTTCCATCGCAGCCATCTCGTCTGCGATTTCCTTATTGTCTAAAAGACCAGCACGATGAAGCATGTCTAGTCTTTTTGCTTCAATATCTGTAATAAGTTTAATTGCTGTAGTCTTTGCACTAAGGTTAGATGTTTGATCAGCAGACTCTATAACCTCGTATGCTTTTTTAATAAGTTCAGAGTAGTGTTTGTCTGCACCAGCCAACGCCTCCCTGGCTCGTGCATGTATTGCTTGATTGCTTGCAGCCATTTCTCGCCAGTCATTGAGCAATGCCATGACTCTAGTCCGTGGTATATCAAGCTCTTTGGATATCTGTGACGCATCCAAACCCTTTAAATATTCTGTAGCAACAGCGTTTACTTGATCAAGATGTTTCACCAGATCTAATTCTTTTGACACGCTTGCCTCTCTTCTTAGGTATTCTTCTTACCCTCTCTGGATAGAATGATCTAAATCCACATCCAATTCCTTTATCTAATTCGATGCAGTCTACCCATACAATTCCATTCTTAGGGTTAGTTGTTAGGCTAAGAAACTTGAATTGAGTTCCCCATATGCCTTTAATTTTTATCAAGTCTCCCTTGACAATTTTTTTACCATCAATAAACATTTCTTCTTCACGAATAAATGGATCTATTGAGCTACACTTTTTCCTTCTCATTGTCCCTACCTTTCGATTTGAAGGAAATTTTATTATATTGTATCAGTAGATCTTTTTAATGTCAATAGATGCGTTTTTTTCTAATCTATTTATTTCATCATTAATATAAAATATAGCCTTTTTTAAATCTTCAATTTGCTTAGCATCATCCTTTATTCCTGCTCTCCAAAGGTACTTGATAGCATTACCGACATTAAAATTTCTATGACGAGTAATCTGTATGCATTCTACGCCAGATGGATCACTGGTGTAGTGTGGTGGATGATTTACCATATCGCTCATTATTTACCCCTTAGTCCAAATTTAATCAAGTATGAATATATAGTTTGTGTAGAACAGTTGCATTCTTTTGCAATTTCTTCTGGTGACTTTTTATCATAAACATATCGTTTTGTCAACCACGTCTTTGACTGATAAAGCTTAGGCATCTTCTACACCGTCTTCAAACATAGAGTTCCAACGATCAGAAACATACCATCCAACTCCTATCGCATCTGCTACATCATCATCACTTACTTTAACTTTAAAGTGGCTAGCAACAGCATCTATTGTTTTATTTTTTCTGGTTTCTCTTTCTTTACTTTTATACCAAGATCTTGATTTCCCTGGAAATCTTTTTTCTATTTCAGCTTTTTCATTTTTTGTAAGCAGTCTATTACCAATATAGTTTTGCCATTGCATTGGAGTAATTGATTTTAATATTTTTATTCCAGCTACATGTGCTGAAGATATAATTGCACCCTGTACCAATGACAACTGCATGGCTGTTTTAGGTGAATTACTATATATAGCTGATTCTATTATCATTGCCTCAGCATCAATTGTTTTGAAAAATGCAATACATTTTTTAGCTGCATCACCAGCTTTGTAAAATGCATCAGCACCAGTAAATTTTATTTTTCCATATTTAATTAATCTACCACTCTCAAAATATGAAAATGCCATTGAATTAGTTGAGGCATCAATAGCAAGAATGCGTTGTGGCTTAGTAACACTAATTAAAGTTTTATTGCTGTATCTCGTAGTCAAAGTAATCTTTCAGCTCCTTAGCAAAAGTATTTATTCTTTTTTTATTAATTTCACACTGATCGCACATGGTGTCATCATTATATATGCTTAGTGGAGTGCCACATCCTCCAGCACACATCCTTATCTTTCCACGCCTCTTTTTTCTTTTTTCAACATGATATCTTTCAATAATTTTTTCTTTACTTGCTTCTGAGCGACATTCAATACCACAGTAAATTTGTTTTCCAGTTTTCTTTTCATATTCTTTGTCGCACCATGAGCAATAGTTCATTTACATTTGTCCCTTTTCATCCTTTCGTCTTGCAATCTTAATCTCACCACTTGGAGCAGATAAGCATGGATCGCGTAACGGACAAGACATACAAATTTTTATAGAATTATTTTTAAATGGAACTTCTGGAATTGTTTTATTAGTCCAAGCTAGGCGAACTTCTTTCATCCAGTCAAACAAATATTCTAGAAAATCAACATGGTTCTGATTGATATTTACTGGTATAGCAAGTAAGTCATGAGTGTTTTTGTTTTCATATAATATTATGCCCTTTGTCTTTTTATAAATCTTCATATAAATAATAAGTTGCAGAATATGATACGAACTTGCTGTATTAGTCTTCTTATGACGCTCAAATGCATCTTGATTACAGGTCTTAATTTCTACCACATAATCAGTATCATCCCACTTTATAAATGAATCAACGTAGCCGAAAATGGGTGGATCTTCATATGAGGTAGCAACCTCCTTGCTTATTAAAACTCCAGCATCCTCCATGGCTTTCTGTATTCTTGCATGTCTATCTGTACCACTATCCATATTGGTAATAGACTTACCAGCCTGATACTCGTAAAATGTATTACCTTCAAAAGCTAGATACCAGTACCTTGGACATATGCCATGATTCCATACGAGTGATGATGGGGCAAATGACTTTTTTGTTTGAAACTTTGGTATGTTATCTTTTCTATAGCCTTCATAGATTGCATCAATAAGATTGTTAAACGGACCATTATCTACTTCTTCAATTTTGGGTTCAACATATTCTTCTTCATCTATACTCTCTATAGGTTTATTTAATATCTTTTTTAAGATCATATTAGCCATAATAATTCCTAGTCGTATACTTCAAGGCATCGCACAATCTATCCAAAGCTTCTTTGGCTGAATAGTATATATTCTTCTTCTGTCTCTCATCCTTTTTGACATTGGTGTACCATGACGCAAGCATTGCAAACTTAGCAGAATATGACTGTAACTGTACAATAAGCTGTGCTGCTTTTGCTGGTGGTATATCTGGATTTGCTATAAGCTTTGCAACCATAACAAGAGACTTTGTTATTTCTTCATCTTGCATGTATTCTGATATATCATTAAAGCCATTGATCTCGTTGATAACGTCTACTATATTGTCGCTCACTTACTGACCTTTCCCCAAAAATATAAATCGTGATGATCTTTATTTATAGAAAACTCATATTCAGAAAACATTTCATTAAGATTAAAATTATCTCTAAAATCTTTTTCATTTACATTTTCATAATAATCCCAATCAAGAGTCAATGGAGAATCTTCTGGAGTGGTGCGAGTTGTACCATGTTCTGCTCTGCCATCTGTTGCACAGGTGACAACAACAAACCTATATGCCATACGGTACATATTAGCAAATGTCTGTATCCAGTACGGGTTGTGCTCAAAACACTCTGTACTTACCGCCACATCGAAAAAGTTTTCTGGATAGTAAATGTCCTGACCGTGGCCCACAACATCAACACCTGGCCCCTCACTAACGTCTACTCCCACATAAACATTCGCATTGTAAAAATCTCTAATAGTTCCATTTATATTAAGAGATCCTATTTCTATTACAGAAACATCATTAAAATATTCTGGAAACATTTTTTGTATTCTTAAAAAGAAATCTCTTTGTTCAGGATGTGCCATCTTTACTCATTTCTCTTAGATATTCAAACTCGCTCCACTCAATTATAGCAAGCCTTGTCTTTACCTTGTCTCCAAGGACTATCATTAGAACTGGAGACTTGTTTGGATCTACCCTTAATGTATCAGTAACAATCTTTGCCCAAACATCTTTAGTTACTGAAAATGATTTAGAGTATTCTTTTACATCTACTATGTATCTATCCAACGAGCCATCTGCCTTAATGATTCCGCGACCACTATTCTTGTGAGGTCTAGCACCAATACGCTTAAGCTCTGAACGTTCACTCACTAATATCCCTTCTCCTTAAAAATACTAACAGTTGAAACATTGTCACATGACTTACACTTCCATGTAAGATCAAGTGTTGACTTATAATATCTACAGCTTAATATTGTTTCGCCACACTTTTGGCACAAAAACTTACCATGAATTACTTCATATTTAGATGATGGCAACAAGTTCATCAACTTTCTCTGGATTGTTTCGTAACCAATCTACGACCTTTGCTCTACCCTGGAATCTTTCTCCAAGAACGGTGTACCATGCTCCGCCCTTTTCAATCTTTCCAAGCTGTTCTGCAACATCTACGACTTCTGCAATATTGTCCACACCAATACGGTCGCCATCAAAATAGAAATCATACTGACCAGAAATGAAAGCGGGGCCAGTTTTATTGAAATCAATATTCCATGTAACCGTTCTACCAATTTTCTTTTCAATTAACCTATCTCCTATCGCAATCTTATCTTTGATTGCTTGGTTTTCTGATTCAGAAGACCAAAGCTTTATTACTGTTGATGAAAAGAATTTTACCGCATGTCCACCAGTTGGAGCATGACTTACATACATGGCACCAATTTGATTTCTCTGCTGAGAGATTAATATAAGCAGCGTCTTTGAGTTTGCATAGTTAAGCATCTTGACTGCATTCGTCATGTCCCTGGCCTCTGCACCAATTTGCTTAGTATTTTCAAGTTGCTTTAAATCGTCTGAATCCTTTTCAAAGTAGATTGCTGGAAGCAATGCCGAGATTGAGTCCACAACAATAATGTCTGCTCCTGCATTCATATAACTAGTAGCATGATCGACCATATTGTTAATAGTCTTTACATTATCATGTAAAAGTCTGTCTGTATCTACTCCCAGTCTTTTTGCCCACTCTGGATCAAATGACTGCTCTGCATCAAGCCAGACGCATATCTTTCCTTCTGCCTGAGCCATAGCTATAAGCTGCTGGCAAAATGACGACTTACCAGCAGATTTATTGCCCCATATCAATACTTGTCTACCATATCCAAGACCGCCTTTTAGGGCGTTGTTTAAACCAATACTAGGTGTCTTCTGCTTGTATATTTCAACATTTGATCCGAGGCTGACTTGCTTTCTTATTTTGGGATCTAGTTGTGATAGGAATTCTTCCATATCAATTGTCATCAGGCAAGTACCCCATGCATTCTTGGACGATCCTCATTAATCTTTGCCTTTGACTCAAGTGTGTCATGAAGAGAGACAATACTGTATCCCTGAGTCACCATGCCATCATTTCTTAGTCCCCAATATAAATCAAGAACGCGAATAATAATATCTGCTAACTCTTCTACAATCTTTGCTCCACCCTTTTCCTTACGGATAGCCTCAAGTACCTCACTTGCTTCTGAATGAATCATAGCAATTTGCTTGAGATAGAAGATAATATGTGTCTCTTCATTATTTGCATCCCAAAACCCCTTTTCCACAGCGGTATCATGGAGTGCCTTTGCTGTTGCATCTAAATTAATTGTTTTCATTTTCTATACCTTTACTTCCTCTAACATTGTTGTTCCATCCTTCATGGTTGCTATTTTCATCTTTACAGCCTTTCCTGGCTCACATAGCATATATGCGTTAGCAAATGTACTAGAGAAAGCAATCACTGGATGCAAGTCTCTATTATAGTCTGCTGCTGTAATATATGCTATCTTTTTTCCATTTTTTGTTACATTTTTTCTGAAGCTAAGAATAAAAAACTCATCATTAGAATAGGGAACGCTTTTATAATTCAAGAATCTAATTAATGGATTATCTTTGTAATTGTCCATTTGATCTATTGGTATTGCAATAGATATTCTATTTGCAGCAGTCAATAACAAATATGTTTTACCCGTTTCTATTTTTGTCTCTTGTTCATCAAAGAATCCTACCATAGCTGTCTTATCAAGAAACTCTATTCTAGACCAACCAACAGCACGCTTTATCTTCTTTGCAACAGCAAGAAATATTTGAGATTTCATATCATCAAAATCTTCAAGGTTTTCTATAAACGCATAGTAATGCGATGGAATAGTTACATTAAACTCTGGAAGATTAAGATACTCATAAAGATTAGACCTAATACTTTCTTCATTTCTAGGATGATCTGCAAAGGTTAGTGCTCCAACAGCATCCAGCGCCTCAAGTGCGCGACTGTTAATGCCACTACCCTTTGTAAATACATGATTCTTAAAATGATCATAAGAGTTAAATGGTCTAGAGGCAAGAATTTTACTAGCTATGCCATCTGATATCCACTTAATTGAGGTAAGTCCAAACCTGATAGCCTTTCCCTCTATCTTAAAGTCTGCACCAGACTCATTGACGTGTGGCAGCCTGAGTGAGATGCCCATCCTCTTTGCTTCAATAAGGTATCCTGTTCTTGCATCCTTATCATTTTCATTCTTAAGAAGAGCAAACATAAACTCTATTGGATAGTGGTATTTGAGCCACGCTGTCCAGTACGATAGGGTTGAGTAAGCCACAGCATGGGACTTATTAAACGAGTACCCAGCATGGGCCTCAAAATCATGCCACATTTTTTCAGCAGCAGCCCCACCAAGCGGCCCAGTAGCATTCCTAACGAATAGCTCTTTGAATTGATCAAATTCTTTTGCATCCTTTTTCTTGCCAATAATCTTACGAACCTTATCTGCTTCTGCCATTGTCATGCCACCAAGCCTTACACAGGCAAGCATAACTTGCTCCTGGTAAAGGATGCATCCATAGGTGTCCTCTGTGAACTCCCTAAGAATATTGTGCTGATAAGATATAGATTGACGGCCCCTCTTTCTTTCAATATATTCTCTACCAATAGTATTCATAGCACCAGGACGTACTAAAGCATTAGAGGCAACTAACTCATCAAACTTACTGACACCCATCTTAACAAGAAGATTTGTGTATGGTGTTGCCTCACACTGGAATACTCCCTTAGTAAATCCATCAGATAGCATAGCATAGACATTTGGATCATCAAGGGGAAGGCTAGAAAGATTTATTGTTTTGTGATGCCTTTCCTTAATTATGTCAAGTACGTCACGGATAACCGTGAGAGTCTTTAGACCAAGTGCATCAATCTTAATAAGTCCAATATCTGCTGCTTCCTCCATGTCAACTGCAACTACTGGAATTCTTTCCTTGCCACCCGTGGGAAGTCTAGTTTCCATTGGAGCGTGCTTAAATATTGGATCATTAGATGTAACAATTCCAGCAGCATGGATACCAGTGCCACGGACTCTTCCACGAATCTTTTCTGCATACTCAAGAACTTCTGGATACTTCTCTCTAAACCATTTTGTAGTATGGTTATTTGTAAAATCTTGCCATGTATCTACTGACTTTAGAACTCTATTTACATCTGCTAGTGGTACATGTAGTACACGGGCTACGTCACGAACAACGCCCTTGTCCTTAAATGATAAAAATGTAGCAATAGATGCAACATTCTTATACTCCTTTTCAAGATACTGCTTTACTTCTTCACGGCGATTATCTTGAATATCAGTATCAATATCTGGAAAGTCATTGCGTTCTGGATTAATAAACCTAAAGAATAGTAGTCCATACTTAATAGGATCAATATCCGTAATGCCCAAAGAGTAACAAACAAGAGAGCCTGCTGCTGAACCTCTGCCTGGACCAACAAGAATATCGTTTTTCTTTGCCCATGAAATCATATTATGAACAACAAGAAAGTATGGAGCAAAGTTCTTCTGCTTAATAATATCAAGTTCTTCATTTAATCTATCAACATAGACTTGATTACTACGCAGGTTGTTAGCATCTAGCCAAGCGAATGCATACTTTCTTAGTTGATCATCTGCATTATCTACCTTGACTGGAAGAAGATTTAGATTTTTTGGTATATCATATTCTTCAACCATATTTGCTATATCAATAGTATTATTGTAGATACTATCATCAATGACAGTATCTTGCATAGAAGCTCTCATTTCATCATAGTCAAGAAGGTGAATATCGAAACTTCTAAAAGACATTTGACGATCTTTTCCATACAAATAATCAAGACGATCCATCATATCTTTATGCTGTAAAGACTTCTCATAGCTAACGTCTTTTTCTATCTTGGCATGTGTATTTAGAATAAGCATCATTTCCTGGACAACTTTTTGATCCTTAGTGCAATGATGACAGTCTGGAGTTACTATAGACTTTACACCCATTTCATTGGCAAGCTTATATAACTCAACATTCATTCCAGGTACATTGTGCGGCATCAGTTCAATATAAAAATTATCCTTACCAAACCTGTCACTAAACCAACGGATATGCTGCTTTGCTGCTGCATACTCATCCATTTCAATAGCCTTATTTATAAGGCCAGACATGCAGGCAGTTGAAACTATAAGACCGTCACCATACTTGTCTAATACATCAAAGTCAATACGAGGCTTCTTATAAAAGCCTTCTGTCCATCCTATCTCATTTAGTTTATTAAGGTTCTGAAGACCCTGATTATTCTGAGCAAGGATAATAATATGGTTGTAGACAAGATCAAGTGGTGTAGTTCTTTCCGCTTTATCTCTTTTATCAAAGCGATCAAAAGTAATATATGCCTCCATCCCAAGGATGGGCTTTACTCCATTATCCTTACATGCACGATAAAATCTACGATGGGCAGATAAAGATCCATGATCTGTACACGCCAAAGCTGGCATGTTTAGGCTGCCTGCCCGTGCAGCATACTCTTCTGGTGTCGCCACACCGTCCATCAAAGATCCCATATCAGTATGGACGTGAAGTGGTGCGTAATTCAAGATTCTCCAATCAATAGTGGGGGTGGTGGGGGACAACGTGAGATTTTATCCCCCACCACGCTTATTTACCAATCAATATTTGTTGAGGTTGAAGGGTTATCATAACCCAAATAGAATGCTTCCTGCTCTGAATATGGAACGTTTCTTACAGCGTTCTCAAGCGGAAATGCCTCATAATCTGACCAGTCAAATGGCTCAGTATCAGTTGGCCCAGGCATTAGAACATAGTTTGTCTCTGTGCCCTTTCCATTACGCTTTAGCTTCCACTGCATATTTGTAATACCATCAGACTCAATAGCATATTCACGAATTGTGCTAAAGGTGGGTGACTTTGCTACGCCCATACTCCAGACAGCGATATAGGGATCTTCCATTCCATCATCAACAAGAACATTGATGTAAAACCTTAGTCTTCCTCCCCAACCCGCCTTGGGATCTTTACGATGCATTTCCTCTGCCCAATCCCTTCCTTCACTCTCCATGGTACATACGGCCTTACGCCTGTAATCCTTGGGATTGGTATGCTCACGCACGACAATTGCTGCTCCACGATCTGCATCATAGTATTTTGAATCTTCATCAAGCTCGTTAGCAAAACGAACCTTGACACTTTGACCGTCCTCTAGCTTAAGCCAGCGTACTCGCGGTCCCGATGAAGGCTTAGATGACTTCTCCATGCTTTCATTAATATTCTTTAGACCCTTATAAATAGACATATTTTCTCCTAATTAATAATGTATTCAATAATGTTGTCAAAACGATATATAAGTGATTGTATTTGTTCTTCATTCATATCTGATATATCTTTGTATTCCTCTGGAATATTGCCTATAGTAACAATGCTGCCCAACGACTCTTGCATCTTTCTTGCCATTGATCGCCCTGCCTCATCATTATCTGGCAATAGTATTATACTATTAAAATATTGCTTTAGCAAGTCTATTTGCCTATTTGATACTGTTGCTCCAAGAGTTGCTACAGCAGACCTACCAGCTTGTTCTATTCTTATGGCATCAAAAGATGACTCAGTTACAAATATCTGATTTGAAATTTTGTTTCTATTGATATTAAATAGAGTCTTGCTTTTCGGAAGCCCTGTTGAATTTTTAAAAACCTTTCCTTCAATAGATCTTCCAACGAATCCCAGGCATATATTGTCTGGAGAATATACTGGAATAGTAACCATCTTTTGTTTAATAGAGTAACCAATGCAATACTTTATTGCACTATCTTTATTTATTCCTCGCATCTTTAAATACTGTACCGCTTCTGTACCAGAAGCTGACATTAGATTCTGATGTAGCGATTTAATTAATTCTGTATCAAATTCTTCAAACTCTTTGGGCTTTGATATCATTTTACTAATATCTGAAAGAATATCTGAGTCTGCACGTTTTGATTCAATTAAACGAACAGCCTCAAAAAATGTTCTTCCTGTACAATGCATAACTAGTTCTGTAAAAGATTTAGTTTGCTGACAACCAAAGCAATGTAGGCGTCCAGTATTTTTGTCTACCTCTGCTGCTGGAGTTCTAAAGTTAGAATGTATGGGACAGAATATTAAATAGTCAGCATCTAGTTCAAGTTCTATATTGATGCCACATGATTGCAGGACTCGTCTGACTTGCTCTGGCGAGTAGTATTCTCTATTATTCGATTCTTGTCTACTCCTGAAATCCACTGCGCCTTTTTCCTTCCAACGAATACTCCATAAATAGATAGTTCAAAATCAAATGATTTACCATTATACGATAACGTAAAGTCGGGGTCAATATCATATCTAATAACATAACCCTCATATCTCATTGCATTTTTAAGCAGTTCAATATATTGAAGCTTAATTCTAGGAATAATAGAATCATCAGCAATTTCTCCATTTAAATAAAATCTTTTTAGATTTTTATGTGAAATTGTCATGATTTAATTATACTAGTTTTTTACATATCATCTTCAAAATCTTTAGTGATAAATCTTCCATGGTCAAAATCTGTCATAACAAGAAATTCTCCTAGTGCTCCATTACGATTCTTTCTCATGGCAGCCTCAATAACGTCGCTATTTGCTGCACGACCAAGAGCTAGTACCCAATCAGCATCATAAGAAAGTTGCTTTGACCATGCAACCTGTCCAAGAGTTGGAACACTATGCATGTCACTTGCATCATCTGGAGTTGCAGACGCAATAGCAATAATTGGAACTTGCTCACTAATTGCAAGAATCTTTAGTTCACGACTAATATTCTTAATCTTTACAACTTCATTATCAGTACGATTATTAGACTGCATAAGCTGAATGTAATCAACAAACACAATGTCTGGCTTGTATTGATCTATCTTTCCACGCAGTACCGCTGGAGTTACATCACCAATACCATCATTTGATATGATCTGAAAAGATGGCTTATTCTCAAAATACCTCTTGCCCCATCTTTCAAACTCTTCAGTATCTATATCACCAGAACTCATCTTACGATGAGAGAATCTACCTTCGCCCATAATCGTATATGCACGATTACGAACCTCCCCTTCACTCATCTCAAGTGAAACAAAAAGTGGCTTTCTATTATTTTTCCAAGCCTGTACTGCGAGGAAAAGAGCCAACCAACTTTTTCCAATTGCTGGATATGCTAGAAGGATTCCGAAGTTTCCTGGTGAAATTCCAGATGGGAGGTAGTCGTCAAATCCCTTAAGGCCAGTCTTAATTCCAAAGACCCCACGCTCATTAAGTTCACGAACGTGATTAAAGTATGCTATAGCATCATCTACATCTACAACATCAAGGTCACGAATATCTGCTGTACTTTTCTTTAGATCAGCAGTCTGACTAATAATAGTATTTAGTGCCTCAACTGGACGATTATTCTGTAGTTCATTTGCACTACTCTTTAGAATAGATTTCAATGACTCATTAAGATAATGCTCTCTTAGTTCATCTAGGTGATGCTTAGTTGAGCCAACATCGTCTAGTGGGGTGAAGTCACGAAACTTCTCTACTACAAGATGAGTTGGAGGAACGGTACCATTTTGTGAGGAATAGTCCTTAACAAAGTTCCATATATCTTTATGTGTCTTAAAGAGGCTATCTACGTTAGCCTGCATTAATACATGAACCTGCTTGTCACTTAAAACAGCACTTATAACTTTATCTTCTATGTTAGCCATTTAACCACGCCCTTGCACGACTACGATTAATCTTTCTCTCCTGATCATCACGTTCCTTATCCTTCCTGGCCTGATATAGCTTTTCCATGTTTAAAGTAAACCATGACCAATCATGACCCCTGTCCTTTACATGGAAGTACCAGTCAACAGCTTTTTGACACTCATCAAATCCAAACGATTCAACAAGATCTCTGGCTGCCCACTTAGCAGTATTTTTATTTATTAGCGGTTTGTTACCGTATACAGATGAATATTTTAATGAGTAATAGCTTATAAGATCATTGCCTAACCTAATTAGGTCACTCATTCATCTCACTCTTTGCTGCCTCAATCTTGTTAATAACTTTTGTTTCAACAAAATTATATACGCGATCCATGGCGGCGTCAACATTCTCTCCATCACGAACAAAATCTGTACAGCCAAGATCTACTCGTAAACTTTGAAAGTTTCCTATATTTAATGTGTAACCTAAATTTACACTTACTGTTGTCTTATCTGACATTTTTCTCCTAATATGTTTCTTCAGCCCACACTGGGATGAAATCACCATCTTTGGTCCTGGTATACAGGATTAGTGCATCACCCATTCTAGCACGCAGCTCCTGTTCAGTCAAGACCTTGTTGGAAATCTTACCATCTTTTCTTGGCCTTCCCGTGTGTACTCCAGAAAGAAACTCTCTAATAGAGAAAACGTCCTCTTCTGAATAGTAAGATTTTCTTTTAAATGATCGTTCACCATTTGGTAAAATTCCAACTGGTGGTTTTATGTTACCACTATCAACGTGTCTTCTCAACTGTGTAGCTGTTCTATTTAAAAGTCTAGCTGTATTGTGTACCGTATATGCTCTTTTTTTATGTTTTTTAAAATCAGAATATAGCATTGTTTGTTCTTTTTGATCTACTATATTAAAAAGATATACTATATTTTGACCACGATTAATTGATAATGTTTTGACTAATTTATTATTTATAAAAAATAAATTAGGGCTTGGCTTTATAGGCCGTTCCTGTTTTTTATCAAATCCATTTCCATCTGATGGAGCCATTGAACAGACCTTCCAAACTTAGAGGGTGGATGAAAAATCTTTCTCATGCCACACATAATACAATATATTTCTAAATGATCAATAGATAATTCAACCCTATCAACAAAAACTCTTCCTGTACATTTCTTACACTTTATCATTGTTTAGGTATTATACACTAAGTTGTACCAATTGCGATAACATTTATATTCACGTCTGCTTGACCAGCCTGATTGAAAATTATGCTTCCGTCTACTCTGGATGTGCTGACATTTTTAATTACTACAGATAAACTGTTTCCAGCTGGAGATGAAGAATTGTTTACTGGGGTTGCAGTAACAATTGGAATATAAATAAAACTAGGATTAAAATCAATAAACCAGGATTCAGAGGCTCCAGCAGTTACATTTCCCTTCTTAACTGATTTAGTAAATGCATAAAATCTTAAATTATTTGTAGTTGATTCTTTTATACCATTTACACCATTATCAACAGCAGATAGAACAGTAGAAGTAGAAGAAATCTGATTAGTTAATGTATTAATTTGACTAACGATTTGATACAAGTAGTCAATATCTATTGGCTGCCCTCGTTGTGGAAGTGGTATTTTCATTATATCTCCTTATATATTATATCAGCTAGGGAAAACTAACCTGTTGACCAACTAATGAAATGGCTCCTGTATCAAAAAACTGATAAATTGAATTAATTGCTGGTTCATAGCTAGCTATTTGTCCTATCATTCTTACATAAGAATAGTTGTTAACAATAAAAGATATTTGACTTTCTTTGGTTCTGCCTAAATAATTAAAGGTAGCGGTAGCACTTGCTGAAGGAGAATTAAAATATTGTGCAAATATATCTATATTTCCAACTCCCCATTTTGTTGAAACATCATATTCCTTTAGTAATGCTGTACGCACAATTTCATCTATATTTGCAGAAATTACTCCAGGGGTTGAAAGAAATTTTTGAATTACATTTAATGCATCTGCTCGTGTAACATTATCAAAAAATTTATATGTATTTGTTGTTGTAGAAATTCCAATTAACGATTGACTTAAATATACGTTTGGGACTATTCCAGAAACATCAATATTGGATGCGCTACTAGAAACAACAACATTGATTCCAGCAACTGGGAAAAGTGATGTATAGTCTAAGTTTGCACTTGCTCCAATATTATACTTTGTTGGAGCTTCCCATAAAACATTTACAGTTATAGTGCTGGCCGATTTTCCTAAAGTTACTCTATAATTTCCAGCAAGGGATTGTGGATATACTTGCCCTTCACTTTTTATTAAATATAGATTTGAATATTCTGAAACTCTTGCGCGATCCTCAGATGCAATTCTGAACCTAAAAAGATGATTACCATCAGCATTAGCTGGTGGCAAAGTTGACAATGGTATTCTAAACTTAGCCAATGTCAACACCTATACCAAATCTATACTCAATATAGTTGTTACTGTTTTCTGTTTTAATAACTGGATATGACGAGCTTTCTCTAACAATGTCATAACCAACTAAAGAATATAATGGGTTGTCTGTAGTAGTATTTTCAAATCTAAGTCCATCTAGTAATATTTTATAATTTTTATTTCCACCTTCATATTGAGCACTGCCACTTATAACGCTTGCAGAAATTGGAGAAGCTGAATTTGCTGTTGGATGATTAAAGGTAATAGTAGATTCTGTAGAGCTAACAACAGTTAAATTAGTTTGATTAAAATATGAGTATGGTGCAGAGACACCAGATATGTCAAATTTCATTCCAGGGTATAGCCCGTGTTCTGGTGCCGTTACTGTTGCTACAGATTGATTTAAGGCTACATTTGTAATTTGATCAATAACATCAGTTTGATCAATTACACATGCATATATTCTAATAAGGTTAATATTTGCCCAAGAAAATCCGTCATCTAATTTAAAAGAAGAAAGTGGCTTTGTAAAAATATAATATCTGCTATCAGCTATATCAGATGAATCAAGAACCATGGTAGCTCTAGCTTTTGGAGAAAGAGCTGAAAGTGTAGGAAGATTGTTAATAAACTCTATTGCAAAACGAACTTTATATGGTTCGGTATCGTTATTATGTATGTTGCTTAATATTGATATAGCAAATCTAATTTGATCAGAAGGAAGATTTTGACTGAAGTTAAATGCAAGTGAAGTATTTTCAATTCTATATCCATAGGAATTATATGAGGTTCCATCGCTATCTAAATAACAAGAGTTGCCAGAAACTAGTAGTGCCCTGTTATAAAACCTGGGTGGCTCCTGACGATCTTTTCTATTAATAGAATTAAATACTGTTGCATCTGATGGTACAAATTTAGCCTTATCAGTTAAGATAAAATCTGATAAAGAGTTTGATATATTTGCATTTATTGTTTCAGTAGTGATGGTTGATGCAGAAACATCAGAAGCAATAATCCAGTTCTCAGCTGGATTGAATGTTGACAAAGTTTTACTATCAAAAGATCCAGCCAGTGTATTTGCTGCTCCCGAAAAGAATCCTACTTCTGTAATTTGATACCTTTGTTCTGTAGGCATCTCTGCTTTAAAAACAATCTTTTCTACCCCGTTTTCTTTAATGAATCCTTTTGAAATAATTGGAACGCGGAACATTTCAAAATCAAGATTTGTTTTATTTTTAATATCTATGACTTCTTGTGTGGTAAGAGATTCAGTTGGAGATAGCGGGGTTGGTCCACAACCTGCTGCTATATGAGTAGCAAACTCTGAAGTTTGACCTAATAGAAACTTGGCTATAATTTTTTTTCCCGTATTGGTAATCATGTTTACTCCTTATGTAATTTTACCACTTGTTGCAATTTCAATTTCAATAATTTCATCAGAAAGAAGATTGTCAAGTTCTATAATCAAATCTCCATTAGTATCAACATAGTAAAAATTACTAATATTGTTTCTTAACAGATATTCATCATTTGGAATTTTTTCATATAGATTAATTTGATAAATATCAAATAATGTTTGATTTGGTTTTTGCAAAGCTATTATTTGAGATGGGTCATATTCTTTTCTAATTGATGACAAATTAGATATAACAGAGTAATATGGATTTAATCCTTCAACTGTATCTCTTCTAGCCATATTTACTAATTCAAAACTACTAAGCTGTTGGAATAATACCTGTTCCATTGCTTCAACAGATGCTGGAACTGATTGAAAGTTAACAACATCTCTAGCTGGAACAAGAGTTTGTTTTGGTGGACTTGGAGGTGGACTATATGAAAATGCCCCTATATTTTCAGTTTCTGGAGTTGGTTCCTCATCTACCTCTGTATCGCCCCCACCAGGATCAGTAGAAGTGGTTGGTTTTTGAGGATTCGGAATTACCAAAACTCCTGGATTTTTTGGAGGGATTCTTCTAGTAACACGGTTATCTTTATCGTCATCTTTATTAGGCTTTTGTGTTTTTCCAGATTGTTGTCTTGCCTGGTTTTCTTTTGCCCTTTGTCGATCTCTTGCAGCTTCAGCATTAATTAAACTTTGTAAGTAAGGAGATCTAGAAGGAATTTTTTCTTTAGCTGATTGATAATTATTTCTAGATTGCTCTAAAAGCAAGCGAGTCATAGGATTTGTATTTTTTGAATAAACGCCTTTAACTTGTGCTAGTTGTTCAGCAGCTTTAAATGCAGCCTGTGTAGCAGCACCTCTTGCTGATGAAGGTACTTTAGTTTCAGGCTTTGATGCTGGTTTAGCAGTTTTTGCAGAAGTAACTGTTGAACTGGTTGCTGCTCTTGCTGCCGCAGCAGCTTTTGATTGAGCAGTAGCAGCTTTTGATTGAGCAGCCGAAGCAGCAGCAGTAACTGCTGAATTTGCTGTTGCACGACTTGGAGTATTGGATGGTTTAGGTGCTGGGCTAGGTGCTGTACTTGGTGTTGCTTTGGGTGTTACTTTTGCTGGCGGTTTTGTTGAACCCATTTAAATCTCCACCAATACTAATTCAGTAGATCTTTCATCAGCCTGTATTGAATGAGAAATAGATTGAACAACAAATTGCTTTGTAGAATCAATGAAAGAGATATTTGCTCTTGGCTTATAGTTAATAGAAACAAGATCTCCTAATTGTACATGTGGAGTAGCAAATGTTGATATTGAAAGCTTTTGTCTTTGTCTCAATGTTTTTGTCATCATCCAATCCATTAGATTATTTGCATCATCTTCACTTTGAATGTATTCTGATTCAATAACAAATTCCTTTTTACCATATTTTTTTCTACTTAAAAGTATATCATCGTATACTTTATCAGCTATTATTGGAGATTGAATAATATTATTTTGTGTAGTTGGATTTGAAAAACTTGATTTACGATTAAAATAACTGTCAACTGAAAGTTCTCCATTTGACTCTTGTGTAAATGTGATGCCAAGAATTCTCAAATAATTGCCCGTTGTCTCATCAAGACTAATAGCTTTGTCAGTAGTATTAAACACTAAAAACTCTGCTCCATATGCGCCAGCCCTGAATCCTGAAACCACATACCCTCTTTCATTATTAAATGTTGGGGCCAGGACAGCTAATAATGCTGGATATGCTTTATCATATTTAACATTAAAGTATGCACACTCACGCATGATTGTTCCAAATTCTTCAAAGTAGATCTTATATTTTGGTGACGAATTTGGTCCAATTCCAGTTAGGTATGTAGGCTTGACAAATCCAGATACCGAATACTTTCTCATTGCCTCTGGTGTCTTTATTTCATCTGAATAAAACATATCTTTAATTTCTTCAATAACAGTTTCATTAGTATTTGTAGCAAGAACACTTTGAAGAGCATAAATATTTTCAAACATACACTCAGAAGCTCCACGAACGAATACCGCTACATTGTTATACTCTGGCAAAGGATTTGTATCATCTACATATGCAATTTGTTTGTTATTGATATAGAGGTAAAATCTTCTACCTCCGCCTGGAAGATTTTGATACTCTACAGAAAGATCATACACTGTTGGATTTTCTTGCAAACCAATTCTATCTTGACCAACAAAGGTTCCTTCATCAACAATAATTGATCCAAGACCTCCCCATAGCTTTCTAGGTATAGCCTTACCCCCACTATTTTGAACCTTATAAAATACAATATTATGTAGAACTTTATCATATGCACCAGTCTCAGAATTTATTTCATTATATTGTTGAATATTGCTTCCTGTAAGCGCACAGATTTCAAAGAAATATCCTTGATTAGTTGATGGATTAATACCAATAGCAATTCCTCCAGACCCTCCATTTATTTCTACCTTTTCTGAAGAATTTTCTGGTTGAATTGTATAATAAGGAACTTGAGAAGTTCCATTATTTACTGTTTGCGCTTTCTCAGAGTCTCTTTCATATTTACCAATTATTCTTAATCTGGTACCGAAATGCCTATATGCTGAATCAAGCTCTTTGTATACATAAGAAACAAAATTAATTTTACTTGTTGGATAAGTATTAGTATTTGTATCTGTTAATTCTGGAGGACCGACAAATACTAGTGCAGAAGACTGAATAGTTCCAGACTGAGTTGTCTTTAAGTCTTTAATAATTTTATCAGTTGGATATGTTTTGCGTAAAAAGTTTTTAATAATTCCATTTCTTTTTGATCTTTGTGCAATATCATTTCGTACTCCAACTGCCGTACCACTACTATCTTGAGTTGGATATGAAATACTAGTTATTGGTTTTGTAGAAAATAGATATGTTTGTGTACTATCCATTTCTATACCACGGACATTATTGTTATCTGACCAATATGCTGGAAGGCCAGCTGGGTGCTCAACTATTTCTGTACCAAACTGTCCTCGTCCATGTCTTTGAACTGCACCATTTTTGTATGTAACATTCGTATCAAGATCTGTTGCGTCCTGTGTTGGATTTTCATATTTTACATAATATGGTTCAACAAAAATTCTTATATTGCCAGTAGGATAAATTTTACCGCCAAAGGGGAGGGATGAGAAATATTTTTGATATTCTCTATTGCTTGTAATCCATACTGTACCTTCCTGGCTTACAGAAGATTGTGGTGTAGGAATTCCTACGGTTTTTGTTACCTTATATTCAACAGCATCAAAACGAATAACCTCTCCATTTGCATAAAGATATCCATTAAATCTTCCCAACCAGTTTACATTTTCACCAACATCTATTACATTATTTGTTATTTTGTTATTAACAACTATTGGAATAGCTGATGACAATGTTGTGTTAAGGCCCATTGCTGTTAATGCGTAACCAGAAGCCTGACCAGCATCATCATTAACTGGTCTTAATTCATCATTTGATCCAGCTTCCCATAAAAGTACTGGTTTATAGATATATGTTCTATCTTGAGCAGCAAATCTTGCCTGGGAAATGCTACTGAATGATTTCTGAATATATTTAATTGTGTACCTAATAACTCCACTATTAAGAATTTGTTCTTCATTGTTCCCAATGGCTAGAATATTTGGTAATCTTCCATTTGTTTTTTGACCATATAAAACTAAGTCAGTCTTTCTTTCTGGTTTTTCAGGATTTGGCATGAAATATTCTTTTGGCATAACTACAAAATTATTATATTCATCAAAAAACATTGCAGTTTGTGTAGCAGCAGCTATGTTTGAAAGTGCCTGAGCAATAGACATTTCTGGTCCTATGAAAAAGAATGGAATGATTGGATCTCTAATGCTTGCATAAAAATCTCTTTTGTTTATATTTGTTACCATTTTAGAAACTGGTGTAAAGTTATACTGTTTCGATAGGTTCCAATATATATTCCAGGCATCTTCCAAGGGAACATTCTGTCCTGTTGCAGGATTTAAATATGGATTTGTAGTTACTTGTGATGGAACTGGTGGATAAAATACTGGATAATCTATAGATGTATTTACAACAACTTCATCTTTTTTGTATAGCTCTGGAAGATCATCAATTCCCTTAAAAACATAATTACTAAATCCAGCATTATCAAGTAACATAGATATTGCAGAAGTTACAGTAGTATCAGTTAAAAATATTTCTGGTGCTTTTGTAGTTTCAAATTTAAAAAATTGATCTCTTAGAATAACACGAACATCGTTCATGCCATTAGCAGCATATGGAAAGTTTTCAGAATACATCGACTGCATAGGTATATATTTATCATATCCATCAACATCAAGAATTATTTCATAGAAATCAAATTTTACATTTGGTTTTAAATATTGAGAAACTAAGCTACCTTTATTATTGGCAAACAGTGGAATTGTTGCTGAAGATGAAGAATTATAATTATTTAAAGTAAATGCATCATCAAAGTTCATTAACGATACGTCGCCATTGGATGCTAAAAGTCCACCTACTGGCAACTGTGTTTGATCATTACCTGTGCTTTTTGTAATTTGAAAAGATTCAACATAATCAGAAACATTAACCTTAAGTCTCGGAGAAAGCTCAATTAAACTAAATGTTTGTTCTGGAGCAATCATTGTTTCAATAACAAGTCTTAATCCTTTAATAAACAAAAGCTCAGTAAAAACATCTTGACCATATTGATTAAAATAAACTGGATCTGTTAAAGATGAAACTATACCAATCTTTTTTGTATCATCTTGCTCTACTAATGAGAATCCATATCTGGCAGCTTCACTGTACCAAGATCCAGTTACGTTATTCCATATATATAAAGTTCCAGGGTTATCTTGTGTCATACCAATGACGTAAGATTCACCACGATTAATTCCTGTTGGTGGACGGCTAGATAGATCACTTAAATATCCAACTAGATGGAAGCTAGATCTGTATTCTTCTGGAACAAGAACTCCATAGTACAATTCTACATACCCGTCCCAATCTACTATTTCTGTACCATTTAGTCGTTTTGAATTTTCATTAAATGTTTGAGCAGTTACCCAATTATTATTAATATCAAGATACTCTATTCTCCATCTTTTTGGAATTGAAGACAATGACCTATTGCCTAATGGATCTTGTATTGTTGTGCCATTTTGCGTATTAAAGTTTCCCAATGAATTTTTTGCAAGATTTGTTTGCATTTTAATAACAATTCTATTTGTTGGTACAGCTTTTTCATACACAACAAAGGGAGCGGTATCATCAATATAGTATCCTACAATACTTGCATCTGGTTTATTAATTGGATTTTTTAAATTTGATACTCCTACCTCAGTTAAAACATTATCTACTATTTGATTTCTATAAGAATTCCAATATTTAAAATTATCATATCTAGATGCCATATAGTACCTTGGTCTTTTAGCACTTTTTACATTATCAATATATTTATCATTAAAATATAAAAGCTTGTTAATTCCAGATCTTGGTCTAAATGGTGCAAAACAATCTTCTAAATCAAAATATAGTTGCCTATCAACATCAGCATTTTCAAATAGAACTGGTTCATCATTATTATTAACAAAATCAGAATATGTAAAAAAAGAGCGAGCTGCATTAGTATAATAATTTGCTGTATCATCTGCTGAATAGCTAGAAACTATTGGATTATATTTAGAAGCTGAAGCAGAAGGTCTAAATCTATATGTTCCATAATTTTTTATGGTTTGAAAATCATTCATATTCCATTCTGCAATAATTAAAGACTCTACTCTTAAGGTATTGTTCTTTTCTAAATGATCAATTAACTTACCTTGGGGATCTATCCACATTATGCTTCCTCTAATGATACGGATATGTTCCAAAGATCGTGTTTACTTCCGCCTCTTTTTACAACGGTATAGTCAAATGATGAAAAATAAACTTCAAGTAATTGATTATATTGATTTATATAACTATATTCATTTGAAGTAAATTCGTTATACTTGTCATACGAAAGAAGCATCCAAAATGATCCTTGATGTTTTTCATACCAGTCAAGAATTTCTACTCCACCAGCACCACCATCAGCAGTATAATCTTCAAGATTAATTGCTGTTGGGAATCCAGTACTAGGATCAAATAAAGGATCTTTATTAAAAGATCTTGATGGAAGATTGTCCCAACTAAAAGATATTTCTAATTTATCTGCAACGTGATAACTTCTCATTGTTGCATTAATCATTCTCTTTCTATTTTCAATTCTATTTTTATTAAACTGAAGCTCTGATCTATTATGATCAGAAAGTATTAAAAAATTATTAAACTCAGTACCGTTTGGAACAGCAAGCTGTAAAGATGCAGATGCACCAGTATTTGGATTAGTATATGTACTTGAATCAAGTGTGCCAAAATTATCTGACCATAAAATAGCTTGTGGCCTTTGCCTCAAACCATTTGTTGCCCATCTTCCTCTAATATAACTAGCATTAGCCATTTATTTTTGTTCCCCTAATTGTCCTCTGTTGTCTTTGATTCATCTTAAAGGCAATTGCTTTAGCAATATCATCTGCACTAGCATTTGTCTTTGCACTAACATTGATATTATAATTATACGCCATAGGGGTGTAGTTGTTTACGCTTGTTGGTACATTTGTAACATTAGTAACAGTTGTCTGAGAAGCATAATCCATTGTTGAAAGATCAGGGAAGGTATTCATATTTATACTAGATGTATCAATAACTGGTGCCACAACATCTGAATAATTACTAATTGGAGAAATAGAATTAATTTGACCAGCAGACACTAAAGCATCTATTCCATTTAAACGATATCTTGTTGGTGTTCCAGGATATACTTCATCATTAGCTGAACTAGGATATATTTGACTATTTAATGCCTCAAGTTGTGAACCAAATGCTTGTGCGACTGGTTTTCTTACTACAAATTCCCCAGGAGTAAGCATAGCTGGAACCTTATCTGTAGCACCAATACCAGGAACAAATGATCCAAATGCAAATCCTGGTGCCCTTTCTCTTGATCCAACATTTGCAATGCTTCCACCATACATTTTCTTTTGTCCTTCAGTAACTATGGAAGCAAGCTTTTGAACATTTGTTGTAACAGCTTTTGTTACTGCAACACCAGAAACAGTTCCAGTTTTACCTTTACCTGCATTATATGTAGCAGACCACGGAATAGAAATTGGTGGAATAACAATTGGTGCTGCATTTAATGCACCAGCAACATAGGCAAAGAACTGGTTTACAGATGTTACCATTCCGTTAACAAACTGATCCATAACACTTGGAAGACCATTTTCTCCAGTAAGGGCCTTTACTGCTTCATCAAGTTTTGGAAGCTCCTTTTTCAAGTTTTCATTAAACTGTGTTATTGGACTTCCACTAGCAGATACTCCTGGCATTCCTGGAGTAACTGGTACACCTGGCTGACCAAGCATAGACATTATGTTTTCTGCTCCAGGTATTCCACCAACCCCGCCTGGAAGACCGCTAAGGGTGCCCATCTGAATACCAAGAAGACCTTGAAGAAGGGTTGCTTCATCTCCAGCGCCTCTTGCTTGAGCATCTTGTATTGCCTGTTTAGTAGCAATAGCATCTCTAAGCAATTGAACTTTATAAAGCTTTTCTTCAATAGCAAGTTGTCTCAATTTAGCTTGTTCAATTAAATCTTGCTTAGCTGCAATTGCATCTTGAACTGCAAGAATTTGATCATCAATAGCCTTAATTTGTTCTTCATAGCCTTTAATTTTTTCTGCTATAACTGCTCTTTCATTTTCAAATTGTTGCTGCACTGCGTTTCTTGCATCATCTGCACGTTGCTGTGCCATAGTTCTTTGAAGTTCAAGTGCAGCAGATGCAGCGCCAGCAATATCTCCACGAGATAGCGCAGACGCAACATCCATTTGACCACGTTGCTGATCAATAATTCTTTGATTAATTCTTTGTACTTCATCAAGTGCCTTGACTCTTTCATCATATACTTCTTGTAGCTTTTCTTCTTCTTCACGAAGATTGTCAATAGCATCTTGATGTGGCTTCTTACTTTTTTCAAGTCCAGTAATTGTCTTGTTAAGTTTATCTATGTCCTTTTGTATTGGATCAATTTCAAGTTTATTAATTGCTTCAACTTGTGCTCCAAGAGTTTGACCATAAATGTCTAGATTTTCTGTTGCATTTGTTAGTGGTCCCTTTAATACTTCTAATGCTGCCTTTTGCTTGTAAAGTTCAGCAGTAAATTCTTTTAGTTTTGCTGTACCCATATCATATGTATATCCCAAAGCCATTACTTCTTGGGCGAATTCTGGAGTATATCCTGCCGCCATTAATTGACCAGCAGTAGCTAATTCTTTATTAGTACCAATAAAGCTTTGCCTTATATCATTAATCTTTGTATCTAAATCAATTTCTACAAACTTCTTTGACTCTTCTTGTGCGGCCTTAATATTTTTGTTATAGTCTCTAAGTTGTCTTTGCTCTGCATCTGTTAGTCCTGGACCCCCAGCCTTCTTTCTTTTTGCCATGAGGGCGTTTCTAGCACGAAGTACATCTGGACCAACAGAATCCATTACATATCCAACTTGTTCTTCAGACATTCCTTGACCGATTAGTCCAGATCTGAATGCTTGAGTGCCACGTTGTCTTCTTAATTCTTCACTTCTTAATCCTGGAGCCATTCTTGATTGAATAGCAAGCTCTGTAAATTTAATCTCTTTAAACTTGTCGTATTCTTTTTGTATTGCCTTACGACCCTTTTCAAGTACTTTTCTTCCTTCTTCTCCTTGTTCAGCTAAATACTGAATAAACTCTGGAGCAAATGGTCCAGCGATGATGGCCTTCATTGTATTTGGATTAATAGCATTTGCCATTGCTGCATAAAGTTTTCTAATTTCTTTCAATTGTTCAGAAAGCTGTTCGCTAAGAGATTTTTCACCACCGCCACCGCCACCAGTCTTTTTCTTATCTTCAGTAGATGTAACTCTTGCTCCAGATATGGCTTCATCTGCTGCTGCTCTTGCTGTATCAACATTACCTTTTAATGTCATATAGGTTGGTAGGCTGAATCCACCATCTTTTGTTGCAGTTAAATAATTAGCAAGTGCCTGCTCTGCTTCACCAAGAACTGCAAATGTTGTAAGAATTGAGAATTGTTGTTCAGCTGGAAGTTTTGCAAAATTTTTGATTTTCTTTTGAATTTCATCCATATATTTCAAAGCATTTTCATTGCTTACACCCATAGTATTCATTATGTCTAAAGATACTTTTTTAGTTACTGCTGTATTTTTAGAACCTAGTTTTGCAAAATTGTCATTAATTGATTTTACAAATTTTTCAGAATCTTTAAGGGTCAATGGCTTTCCATTGTTTGCAGTCATAGCTAAGTCATATGCTACAGACCTATCAATACTTGGTGGTAACTTTTGGAATAAATTAATTCCGCTTAAAATAGAATCTTTTTCTTTTGGATTAGCATCCTTATATTCTGCCGACAATGTAATAGTTGAAGCTAGATCTGGACCTAGAATACCTTGAATCTTATTGTAATCAATCATCCATCTTTCTCTTCTGCCCTGATCCATATCATCAAATACAGCCATTACAGTAGTTCTTGTTTCTTCAGGAAGAGAGAAAATAAAATCAGTAAGATCTTTTGCAGTTCCACCTTTTTCAATATAATCAATAACAACTTCCATATTTGTTCTATTGCGTTCTAAACCAGCAACTTGACCAGTATTTATTGCACGAACAAGTCCAGCACCAGCAAAAGCTTCTTGTGAACCAACACCTGCGGCCTCTAATTGACGATATGTTTGTGCTGCTTTACCCTTTGGCTTATTAGCAATAACTTTAGCAATCTCTGTTGCATATGCAGCATCCATTCCACCACTAATAGCACTAGTCGCTGCGGCTAGAAGATCTTTATCAACTACTTTAACATTGCCAGCTCTTGCTATACCTGGCCCTAAATAAGACCCACCTCTTCCACCAGCACCGACTACTGGACCTTTAGGTGATGACAATAATTCCTTTTTTGTTGCTATACTTACTTTTGTTGCTTCTTCTAATGTTGTAAACTGTTCTTCTGAAAGCAATCCAGACTTGACCATTTGATCTTTTGTTGCCTGCATTGTTGCACCAAAGTCTGATGTTTTTTTCATTGCATCGCTAATTGCATCAGTATATTTACTTTGTGCATCTCTAGACTGCTGAACTATTGATTGATATTCTGCAAAGGTAATTTTACCGTTAGCAAATTCTTCTTTAGCAAGAGCAGAAGCATTAGAGAAATCTTGAATTACTTGTATTGATCCACCAATTGTTTTTGCTGATTGCCTATAATTCATTGCCTGAGTTTCAGCAGCTTTAGTAGTAATATTTGATACTGCTTCTTCTCTATTTTTTGCAATTTTTAATAATTCATCAGATCCAGTTTTTTGATCAGCAATTGCAGTAGAAACTCCAGCGCCCAATCTGGTATCGTTTAACAAAAGCCCAACAGTTTTTGCAAAGTTTTGAGCAGTAGATTTATCTGTCATTCCAGACGCAATAGCTACCTTTAGGTAGTCTGAAAGTTTTTTGAACCTTTCTTCTGATGTTGCGCCCTTTAAATCTTCAATAAATTTTTGTCCTTGTTCAGATCCAAAATATGAACCAAATTCTTGACCAGCCTGTGCCTGTTGTTCTGGAGTAAATCCCATTGATGTAGCAGCTTGCCGTTGTGCTGGAGTTTGTGTTCCAAACATTTCTGCTGCTTGATTTAGTGCATTGGCTGTTCCACCAACATTTGCTCCAAAGTCTGCTGCTGCTTTTGAAGCAGAGTCAACCATGTCTCTCCACTTATATAATGCAAAACCACCAGCAGCCGCTGCTGCTGCAAGTGCAGTAAGTCCAATGGTTACTGGTCCACCAGCACCGATCATTGGCAACATTGAAAGAACAGACATTCCCATTCCTGCACCAGAAATTAATCCAGATAGTTCTGGACTTTGACCAACTCCAGGAATCATTGGGGCCATCGTCATTGCTCCACCAATTGCTCCCATACCCATTCCAAGTCCCATTCTTCTTTGAGACTTCATACTTTCACCAAGTGGTGATCTTTTAGCATCTGTTCCAGATACTTCTTCAATATTTACTGGTATTGGTTGGTCTGCTGAAAACTGCCCACCTGGATAAAGAACTTGTGGGCTAGCTGGATGTGGCCTATTAGCAGTATCTCCACCAGACTGATATCCTCTAATTATTCCACCATTAATAGCGTGAAGAAGACCAAGGTTATCTCTTGTGGCTTCTTTATTAATAACAAATTCGCCAGGGGTGAGCATTGCTGGTACTGTATCTGTATTTCCAGTTCCTGGAACTATATTTTGACCAGATATTGTTGGAGAAAGAAAACCACCAGTATTAAAGCCAGGATATTCTGAAGAAAGGAGTTTTGCCTTAATTCTTTTAATACCCTGGTCTTCATCCTCAATAGATAAGATTTTGATTGCTGCATTATGAAGAATTCTTTCTTTTTCTGAAGTTCTTCTACCCATATATTGTTGATTTTCTAATGCAACAATATCATCAAGATTTGCTCTTATTGTGCCTCTAGGAGTTTGTACTTCAATAATAGTTGGAATATATGATTCATATTCACGAATTGCAGCTTTGTGTTTTTTGATACTTCTTTTACGACTTTCTATAAATGCAGCTGTATCTTCAATATATGCTTCTAAACCTGTTCTTCCTATTCCACCAAAATGACGACGTTCTGGTGCCCAAGATGGAACATTCTCTATTCCCATTTCCTTAATTCTTCTAAGATTTTTAGCATCCTTTTGTTGATTTCTTTGATCCATAGCAAGGAATGTGTAAGCTGCTTCATAATCTTTTCTTAATTTGCTATTAGAAAGGTGTCGAATTACATCGGTATCTGTTGTAGAGAATGATGCAAGTGATCCAAGAGACATTGTTGACCCTACTTCAGGAAGTTGAGTAAGCCATGTTGATCTCTGTAGTGTTTCTGCTGCCTTGCTCTTTCTAAATCCACCTCTGAATAAAGCTGGATTTTGTTTCATTGTAGCTGTTGTAGATGGTTGAGCAGAAATCCAATTTGTAAATAACTCAACAGTTTTTGCATTAAATCTTCCATAGAATGAACGAGACTTATTAACTTGTCCACCAATCATTCCACCGCTATTAAGTCCTGGTACATTTATAGATTCTGCTGTTTTTGATCTAAGAGCTTGGATTGTTGATCCTGTAACTATTTTGCCAAAGCGTTTTTCATCAATAATCCCACCAGTACCTCTAATTCTTGCATTAATTTTTGTTGCAGCAACTCTTGCAACACTCAAAGCGTCTTTTTCTGTTATGCCTTGAGACATTAAAAAGTGAAGTAAAGAAATCATATCTGATGCCTCAAGATCTACCCAATCACTTCTTGTTGCTCCACCCCCAGCTGCACCAATTTTGGTATTCCATTTACCTTCAATCATGACAAATTGATTTGCAAGTAAATCATATTCTTTTCCTGGATTTAATCTATTAGCACCTACTAAATTCAATCCCGCTAATTGTGAAAAACTTCTTTTTGGCGCAGATCTCCCTGATGGTGCGTTACCATGTCTACTATAAAACTGTCTTGAATAAATATGACCGATAACTTTACTTCCTCTACTTCTTCCTTTATCAATTGTTGCTTGTGGTAAATGCATTTTTTCTGGATCTGCTATTTGCCAAAATCTTCCTTTGCTACTTGCTGGACTTGTTCTTTCCATACTTGAGTATGAAATTGATCCAGGTTCGAATGCCGCTCTTGAAGATGGCCCGTGGCCTCTAACTGCTGTTCTTAATCCACTAATTAATGATGTGGATCTCTTAAATAGATTTACAAGACCACCTAATGCAAATTCTTGTGGCTCGCCTAAATGAACTCTTGTTAGACCAGGAACATCTTTAAGAATTTTTTGATAACTAAATCCTAATGGTGAATAATCTTCTGTTAACCCTGGCCTTATGCCAATGTCTTCACCATATCCTAGTGCGCTACCCTTAATAACATAGATCATTCTTCCTCTACTATCTCTTACTTCAGAGATATTGTCAGAGCCAAATTCGCTTCTTAGTAGTGGCCCATGAACACTTTCTGATGCACTAAGACCCATAGAAGACTTAAGACGCTTAATAGTATCTGTTGGAAGAGTATATCTTAGTGCCCCTCTTTCTCTCATCAATGTATCAAAAAGTGTTTCAAGACCAACGTCATTATATGCTTGTCTAACTTCACTATAAAGGTCTGGATCAGATATTGTTTTTGAACTAAGTCTTCCTATTCTTGATGATACGGAAGATGCTAATCTATCTGCTGCTTGTGAGGATGTTATTCCTAATCCAGCTAGAACAACTTTTGCTGATGGAACCTGATCAAATGTAGACTGATAAAAATCAACCATACTTGTTAGTGCTCGTACATCTTCTTTTGAAGCTCTTCCAAATCTTAGATCTTTATTAACATCGGCTGCAAATTGTCCTTTTCCAACTCCAACGTTGGCTGACATTGCAGAAAGTACATTAACTCCAGCTCTTGACTTCATTCTTCTAGAAAGAGTTTGTAGGACACCTGGATCACTTACTTCTGATAAAAACTTAAATGTTCTATTGCTTCCAATTCTTTCGGACTGTGATGGCCTACCAGCAAATCCCATTGCAGCAAGAACTCTAGCTTGTTCTTGAAGATTCTTTGCTACTTGTCCACCCCCAGGGCGATTGAATGGTGCGCCAAAATACTGGACACCAGGAATTGGGCCACCAGCATTTCTCTTTAACACCTCATTACCATTATTTATTGCATGTAAAAGAGGAAGATTTTTTTGAGTTGCATCTTTATTAACTACAAACTCTCCAGGAGTAAGCATTGCTGGAACAGTATCGGTATTTCCAACTCCTGGAACAGTTGCTCCCGTAGACATATAATTTATTTTGCCGCCGCGATTTCTTCTTTGTTTTCTTGGTGGTCTTGCTCCTGCACCAGTTGCAGCAGCAGCAGAAGGTCCAAAGAAGACGTTGCTAAGTTCAGCGGTTTGTAATTGCTTTGCAATTAAAATATCATAGGCTTCTGATAGATTTTGAATAGCTACTCGTGCATTTCCAGCTGCTGCTACCTGCTCTAATAATGCGGCATTTGCTGCATCAGTAGCAATACCAAGCTGTTGTGCGGCACCAGCAGCCTCAATTTCTTGTAGTCCCATATATCTTAATGATTGTGATACCGCTTGAACTGCACCAGATATTCCGCCTTTTCCAAGACCCTTTATAGCTACACCAATAACACTTCCAAACTTTACTAAAGTTCCCATCAAGTTCATTAACAAGCCCAAGAACATAGTTCCTGCTGGGATAACTACTCCAGTTATAATTGTTGCAAGTGCAACAAAGTTTTTAGCACCGTCTGGCAACTTATCAAACATTTCAAATAGTTTTGAGAAAAAGTTAATAATTGGTGTTGATATTTTCATAAACATTTCACCAAGTGGTGCGATAGACATTTTAAATCTTTCCATGGCAGCCATATACTTTGTAGATGTTGCCTCAGAAATAACGCTTAGTTCTCTTTCTGCTGATGTAGCCATTTGCTCTGCTGACAAACCAGCTAATTGTAAAACTCTTGATGCCTGAGTTCCGTCTTTAATAATGTTGTCAAACAATGCTCCAAGTCTTGCGTATTGGTATTTACCAAAAAGTTCTTCCAATGCCTGCTGACGAGTAAATTTATCAAGTTTAGAAATCTCTTCTGCAAAGGCTGTTACTGTTCCCATTAAATCGCCACGATTTGTTTGAACGATGTTTGTTATATTAATTCCCATCTTTTCTAATGTTTCAGTAGCTTTATTTGTTGGATTAATTAATGATGCAAGACCAGATTTTAGAGCGTTTGCTCCTTGAGCAGCACTTACACCACCTTCTTGCATAGCAGCCATCATTGCAGCAAGATCTCTTACGTCACCACCTAAACCAACAATTACTGGCGCTACTCTTGGAATTGCTCCAGCTAGGTCTTGTAGGGTAACAACTGTTTGGTTTTCAACTGCGTTTAAAAAGTTAATTTCTTTTGTTAAGTCTGTTGTAGAAAGCTTAAAAGCATTTTGTAAGGCTATAGTTGCACTTAAAGCTTCTCCTTGCTCCATTTGTCCCAGGGTAGCAAGCCTTGTAGCCTCAGTCGTTGCAGCAACAAGTTCAGCATTTTTTGCACCAGCAGCAGCAGCCTCAGCCGCCAGCCCAATAGTGTCTTTTACTGCAATTCCATATTTAGTAAATTCAACAGCAAGACCTTCAACTGCCTTCATATTTTGTTCAATTTCTTCTGGAGTTGTAAATGCATCTCCATATACTTTTTTAAATCTTACTGCTGCCTGCTCAATTTCTTTAAATGTTTTACCTGCGGCAGCACCAAAAATTGTAAGTGGAACAGTAAAACCAACCATCAACTGGCGACCAGCCCACTGTGTATTCTTACCGAAGTTAATCATTGAAGTTGTTGCTTGACGCAACATTGCACGATGAATAGCTAGTCTTTCATTTGACACCATTGCACTATCATTAAATGCCTGTAGTGGCCGTATTGCAATAGCATCTCTAAAACCATTTGCAGCGGAAGTTGCACTAACAAATTGTGTTTGGAGCGACTGAACTCTAGAATTTGCTAAAGATAAAACTGCTGCTGCCTCAGCACTGTTTTTTCTAAACTTTGCATTAAAATATTGACTAAGAGTTGCTTGACCTTTTGTAAGAGTTTGATCAAGTCGTTTTGCAGATGTTTCCATCTTAATTTGCTGTGCAGTAAATGCTCCTGTAGCGTTTGCAGCAGCCAGCAGCGTTTCGCTAAAGCTTCTTGCGGCTTGAGCGTGAACAATATTGTTTTTATTTAATGCAGTATTGAAAGCATTTATTTGTGACTGAAGATTGCGAAGTTGTGCAGCAGCATCACTAGTATTAATCGCAATATCAATAACTGCTTTAGTTGTTGCCATCAATTACCTCATAGTCTAGACCAGCACCAATACCGAACCCTGCTCTTTGTGCAGAGTATCCTTGTAGGCCAACGATATCGTATGGGTCAGAAGTTTTACCGCCGCTTGCAACTCTTGCCTTCATAGCTTCCCATGGATTAATCTTTCTTTCTGATTCACCATCTATGTTTACACCCTTGAGGGCAGCAAAGAATTTTTTATTTTCATAATCTTCTTTTTGCTTTGCCTCAAGAACTGCAACCAATTCTGGCATTGAAAGACTATCCTCCATTTCTTGGTAGTCCTTCCAGTGACCTAGTAGGAATACCCGTGATTCTATGGCGACTAAATCTAGTTCGTCCCAGCTAGAGCCGCCGCTAGTGCGTTTGGGTCGTTCAACTTAATCCCTGCTGCTATTTCAATAATCTTATAAATTGTTGGTAAGTCAAGAACGTCCTCTAAGTGATCCTTTGTAGCAATTTCTGGATTATACTGCTTCATTGCAATTACAGCACAATCTAGAAGAAGATCCATTGACTTAATGTTGTCTTCAGCAATCTTTTCATCACCGATCTTCTGAAACTCTTTCATAAAGTCACGAAGAAGTGAAATTTTTAGTGGTCGCATACTAATATTTGTTCCGTCAATTAGCTGAACTTCTACTATTTCGTATACAGATGTTGCCATTAATCCTCCTAAATACTCTTAAATTATAACATAAAACAGTTTAGCCCACCTTTTGGGTGGGCTAAACCATAGTTATTTATTAAGATTAAACTGCACCAGAATAAGCAACTACACGATCTACGATCTTTCCGTAGGAACCGTTAGAAGCAGGCATTAAACGGAATGTTACTTCAAACATAGAAGCCTCATCACGCTTTGCACTTACTGTAACGCTCTCAATGGATAGAACTCGCAGAGCAGCATAAACACGCTCAATAGCTGCATTACCAGTTGCGGCAGGATCACCTGTGCCTGGTCCTACAGCGATAAGAGCACGCTCTAGTGGAACTTCACCAAGATTTCCAGACTGCATGTTAAATGCTGATCTGTTAGCATTGGTTGTGTCAAGATCTCCAACACCAGCAGCAGTAGCAATCAGTAGATTCTCTAATGTTGCTTCAGCAAATGCTGTAACAAGATTAACCTGCATACCCTGCTTGTACATACGAGCAACGTCAAGTAGCTGATCAACCTGAACCTCACCGAAATCTGGCTGGAACTGAACCTCAAGACCGTTCATTGTATATCCAACATTTGTCCATGTAGCGGAAGCTGACGCAAGTGTATCTGCATATCTTGCACTAGCACTGAAAGCTGGAATGCCGCTTGCGCCGCCTCCAGAGAATCTGTACTCTGCATTTGCTCCTGTGCCGCTGTAATACTCTAATGGACCACCGTTGGCAACAAACACCTGTGCTGCACCAACAATAATATTTCTAGCATCACCTAGAACTGCCATATCTTTCACCTCTTTTAATAGGATTGTTTGGCGTGGGGCGTTTCCTCGTATTCATTATATACTGTTATTTAAACATTATTATAGATATTTGCAATATGATAATCATATCTGATAATTAACTCTGTTGAATATTCTTTTTTAGCACCAGAATCTTTTGTAGAAGACCCAACATATTTTAATTGTGAGACATTTATGCAATGAAAAAAATATTTATTATTATTAAATGTTCCGCAAAACTCATTGATATCATTTGCAGCAGCATCTTCACGATCAAGAACGTTAGCTATAAAATCTCTCCACTCATATATCTCAGCAATAGATCCTTTAATAGAATACATAAGTTGACCAGATTTAATTGGATAAAAATATTTATTAGTTGATCTTGCACGAATAAATGAATCATATATAACGTATGGCTTATTTCCCCATGCAGCATCTCCAGCCTTTACATCAGTTATAGGGAAAAATGGTACTGTCCCACCATATTGACTATATATAGCAGGTTTTGCTAATTGAAACTGTTTCCATACATATTTATTTACTGCTACGTCTGGATAATCACTCATATATATCACCTACTGGCATGTTTTGTATCCAAGAAAGTGCTGTTGCCCTTCCTCTTTGTAAAGCATTTCCAGATTTCATAGCTGCATTAAAATTTTGTTCATATGGTTTTGCATCCATAAAATACTGATAAAACCTTATTGCTCTTAAGTATACCTCATCAAAATAATTATTGTAAAATTCTTCAAATTGATTGACAAAAGATCCGCGAACTTCTGGTCCTCCAGGATTTTCTATAACTATTGGACCAGCCCTAAAATATTCAACTCCATCTATTTCAAAAAATAATGCCTGAGCTTCTACCTCTTGAATTACAACAGGAATACCCTCTTCCATAATTCTTGCCTTTTCATAAAAGGGCTGATTAGATGTATCAGATGGTGTTTCAGAATTTAAAAATTCAGAAGTAATAATCACATTATTTTTGGATATTGATTTTTTTAATTCAAATAATCTTGAATTTGAATCTCCCACTCTTCCCCACTCATATACATGATGAAGCATACCAGGATTAACTCTTGCTAGCTGATCTAAATATTCATAAAATCCATCTACACTCATTTTTGCAATTTTTGATGTTACTGTAATTTCTTGTGCTTTAGTTTCTTTTAAGAAACCATCAGTATATGCCACAAGATTATTCAAAACTTTCATTGCTTTTTTTGATTCTATTTTTGCTTTAGGCATTATAGCTCCTGACTATCTGCCCTTACACAACGAACTCTATATCCCATGATGCTATTTGAAACATCAAGCATTGGCTCAACAGCAGAAATTTCAAAAACAGTGGCAGTACTTGAATCTTCTTTCCAAACTATATTTTGAGAAGCATCTTTAATATTAGTAATTAATATATCTGTTACTCTATATGTTGTTCCAGATGTGGCTAATTGAATATCTTCAGCTGTTCTAAAGTTAACTACAATATCATATTCAATATTATTTTCAGAATTAAGGAAGCCTGGAGTTCTTGAATTAGGATTTTGTTTTATTGCTGAACATTTTACCGATCTATCTTTTGACCATGTTCTAGTAACTTCACCAAAATCATTTTGTTGCTTTGTTGCATAATATATGTCAGCAGACATTGGATAGAATAGCTGATTCATACCAGCAAACATTTAAATTACTCCTGGTACAATTTTATTTTTGTATGGAGATAAAATTTTGTCAACAGTTAGGTTTCCTGTTCCAGAACTAGAACCTTTCGCAAATTGAACACGATATTCGGTATTATCAAATAGTTCAATATATTTATTAATATACTCCATGGAATTATTAACAATATCTTTTACTAAGAGGTAGCAGGCTTTTTGAATGTCTTCTGGAATAATTCTATATCCAAAGTCTGCATCAATTAGATAATCATATCCATTAGCAAATGCTGCATCAAGATATCTGTCTCTCCAAACCTTTGGATATTCTATTTTATTATGAATAACATCAATGGGAATAATAGATGACTTATCTACACTAATTTTATACAAATTCATATCTTCATCCGAAGAATCATGAATAAGTTCTCCATTTTCATACATCATATAAAGTGATTGTATTTTTTCGTTAATTGGTAAATAGTCAAGGCCCATTCCAGAAACTTCTTTTTCTTTTCTTACAAATAGGAATGGCCCAACTTCTGATTCTATTATCATTCTTGCAATAGATTCAGCTTTTATAATTTCTGATGTTGTTTTTCCTAAATCTGTTGCTGCGGCATTTATATCACAATATGGTCTTAAGACATTAATTCCTGTTGAATAAACTAAGCTTGTTCCATTATAAATAAGTGCCTCTAGATTTCCTGAATATGTAAGATAACGAGAATTTAGTGTAAAGATAACTACACCAGACGCATTTGATGTAGCGGAAGCAGAAAATGAGTCACCTAAAATAACATCATCATAATATATTGTATAAAGAGTATTTGGACTCAAAGTAAATGATGCCTGTATAGACGTTGTGTTGGGAAGTCGTAGAATTTCCATTTATACTCCATATGCGCTAGCAACTTCTTGGGGAGTTGCTAATCTAACTTTATTTGTTATTTTCATCCAGGCTTCCGCATCAGAAGATGTAGTTATATTATAACCCTTTGATAATCTACCCAATTTTTTATCAAATAATCCATTTTCTGCAAATATAGCTACTTTACCTGACATATAAATAATTATATCACTACAAAATGAAGAGAGGGGGCATTTAGCCCCCCCCCAACAATTATTTACTTATTACTTGCTGCCGTAAGCAATTGCATCAGTTTCTTCAACCTGAACACCGAAACGGACAAAGACGGTGTACTCAACAGTATCCTTCTTTGGCTTGAATTCACGGTGAACAACAACATCTCTCTGGAAGCCCCAAATACGGTTTTCGGGGAAAGTGAGAGAGACATAATCGTCGGGGAAGTAAGGAACCTCAACAATTGGAAGACCGAGTACACGATACTGTACTGGTGCGCCAACGATCTGTGGGACCGTTCCGTCAACAATTCTCTCTACGATTCTTTCAGAACTGAAGTTGCCTGTCTGAGCCAACTGATTGAGTAGGCTTGACATGGTTGGGCTACCTGTGTAGAACTTCATTGCAGAGCGTGAGCCGCGATACTTGCGTGGCATGGCAAGAACAATATCCTGTAGATCCTGGACTGTCCATGCTGAACCACTGGAAGTAACGGCTGTTGCCTGATTTCCAGTTAGCTCCTTTGCATGGAATCCCTGCATGATGCTAAGGAATGAGTTTGTTCCAGCACCAGTACCATTGATAGCAAGATCCTCTAGGTCGTTAGCAAATGCTCTTGTCATTGTACGAACTAGATGATCCTCAAGTGCTGAACCCTCTAGGTTGTCCTCAAGGGCTTCAGTTGAAACTTCCCAATCAAGTCTAATCTTCTTTGTTGTGATTTCGACCTTTGTGAAAGCAACTGCTGCATTTGTATAAGTGCCATCAGCCTGGTTTGCTGCACGAATGACACGCTCACCGACATTTAGCTTCTCAAGTTCAGCGGTATTGGAACGCATTGTTACTCTGCGACCATCCTGTGCTAGAACCTGCTGCTCCCAAATGTATTCGATGAACTGGCGAGACTGCTCAGGATTGAGAATACCGCCGTCGTCAGTTGTGCTACCAACTACACCAAGATCGTAGAGCTGAGGATTAGTGACACCACCAATACCACCAGATACTACGGCTCCTGCTGCGGCTGCCTTTTCTAGAATTTCATCTGACATTTTTTTCACCTCCTGGTTTATTACCGATATAGGTCAGCGGAATTGAGGAAACGACCGCCCCACATCGACTTATTTAGTTGTATTTCCTGAACGATCCCGCCAAGATCGCCAGACTTACGGACTGCTGTATCGGCTTCTACGTCATCAATACGCTGTCCAAACTCACTAATGTTTCCCTTTACCTCATTTACTGATCCCTTTACAACGTCAATCTCTCCGTTTACGGATTGAACTGACTTCTTAAGTTCAGCTATTTCAGCTCTAAGGGATTTGATTGTCGTAGACAAATCTCCAAAAGCTTCTACTAGAGAAGCCTTGACTTCATCAACTGATTTTGCCAAGTCTTCGTTGCTATTTGTAGGAGTTGTGGATTCTTCGTTAGCTTCTTCTTCTACAACAATATCCTCAACAGAAGTTTCTGATTTTTCAACAATTTCCTCAGTGACCTCTTCAATAACTTCTGCTGGTTCTTCTGCTGGTTCATCAGCAGGCTCTTCAACAACGTCCTCATCTGCAACCTCTACGTCTTCTTCAACTAGTGGTTCTTCAATAGTTTCTTCAGACTTAACAACAATGTCTTCTGCGGCTACAGCTGATCTCTTTCGTGTTCCTGCCATGCTAATCCCCTCCTTATCGTTATTTTCAGCAATTGATTTGGCTAATTCGTCAATCGCTTCTCTATTATCAGATTCTTCATCTGAACCCTTTTTAAATGATTCAAATAGATTACGAATTGTATCAGATTTACTAACATCATTGCTTTCTACAAAACCAATATTGGTCATTGGCTTGTTGCAATCTGGACAAGACATATCATTTTTTGAACTAAGTAAAACCATGTCGTTCTTTGAGCACCAATAAACACTTTCCAAGTAGTTCTTTTCAATATTCTCAACATCTTGGTCGGCAAACTTTTGAATTGAAACAATGTCTGCCGCTGGACAAGCTGGATTATCTACAATAGAAAGCTCATCAAGTTCATAATCTTTGATAAGTCTTGCTGGACCATTTGCGCCCTTAGTATAAATATCTTCTGAATCTTTAATTCTTCCGCCAATAGAAAAACCAGTTAGAATCTTTTCATTAATCTTGTGCCAGGTATCTTCTGCGCCCTTTGAAATATAAACGTCTACAAAGATTCCGTTGTACAAGCCACCAGAGTCTTTATCAAAATATTTATCTTGTTTAAATGAAACCATCTTTCCAACAGCTAGTGGCGTATGTTGTTCACGAATGTTTCCACGAAATCTTTGAAAGGCTTTTACGGATGCATCAACACTAACAATATCGCCCTGCTTATCAAGCATGTCTAATGTCGCCCATCCAGAAACGATTCTGCGTTCTTTATCTACCTTCTGAATAGGCATAGAAAAACTGATATTGTTGCCTTCTGTTGCCCAGTAAGCTTTAGATAAAATAGTCATATTACACCTATTATATACTATAATTTTATCAAATTGTTACGATGTAGATCTACCCTCGCCACCTGGATTTCTACCAGATGGGCTATTAGGTGAATCAGTTGCATTGTTCTGTCTTTCTACATCCCTTTGCCTTGTACCTCTTGTTTGTGCAAGCATTTCTGCTCTTTGTTGTGGACCAAGCTGAACTGTTTCTTGGCCGTCTGGCCTCAATGTCATTCCTAATCTTTGTCTTACTTCATTAGGAACAACAACCTGCATCTTAAGATATCTTTCATCAATTTGACTTTGAGTATTTTCGTCAGTAAGAGTAAGCTCGTCTAATTTTAATATAAACATATTTGTTTTTTCTTTAATAATTTTATTTAAAACTTTTTCAATATTTCTTTGAGCTGGTCTTGCAACTTGTTCCTTAAATGTTCTATCTGCTGCCAATGCTGCTGCGATGGAAACTCCTGCTGCTGATCCAACTTTCGACATTGGCATTTGATGAGACATTAAAATATCTTCACGATTTGACTTGCGATACCTTTCAAATGACCCATCCTGTATGCCACTTTCAATTGGCTTCATGTCAAACTCAACCTTATTATCAACAGTATCTCCTGGTAATGGAAGGAATAAGGTTCTATGATTTTGACCTCTTAGACCACTTTGCAAAAATCTAAAAAGTTTTTCTTCTGATTCATTTGAAAGTTTGCCACCCTTTAGGGTAACAATGTATCTTGGCACAGCCTTATTTTCAAAATAATCAACATTGTATCTAGCTGCTAGCTGATCTCCAACAATTGAGTATGATGCTGCAAGACCATCTGGAATACCATAGTAACTATTTTTGGGAGTATACTTTTTAAAATGAATAAGTTCATTTGGCCTTGGATCTGAGGTTACTGGATTAGACTTATTTTTATCTTGAAAATTCTTAAAGAATACAGTCTGTTGGTTAACAATTTGAACGTACCCATCGCGTAATCTTCTTACTCTAATTGTTGTAGCAGGAATGTGTCCAATATATCCTATTTCACCAGTTACTGTTCTTCCAATTTCAATATATCCATTTCCAGTAGATTCAAGATCTATAAGCATTTTTTCTAGAACATGGCTAAAGGTATCTTCATCATTTCTTTCTTCAAGCCAATTTTTCAAATCTTCCTTGCCTCTTTCAATTTTTGCATATGCTCGCATTAATTGATCGTCTGATGTTGCTTCTTCAAGCTTTTCTTTTGTGCCACTTGATAATTCGAAATGATATCCAAGTCCAACGATGTTGGCTGCTTTAGCATTAATTGCAGCGTGATTGGCAAACGATGTTTCATAAAAGGTCGCAAGCTCATCAAGATTATATGGTGGAATAATTACATCAAAAAGTCCATACGCTGTTGTTATATCTTGAAGAGGAATAAGTTGTTTTGATTTTGCATCATCTACCCCAGTCCATGCCTTTGACATTTTTCTGGTCATTCGACGCTTAAAATTTGCATCTAATCCATCAAATTGTTTTGCAATTTCTGCATCAACAGCAAAAGGATCTACAAGGGAAGTAGCCTTTTTTACTTCTCTGTCTAGTCTTGCAACTAGATCTATATCTTTACCAGTCTCCATACCTTTTAATACCCTTTGCAGCATCTATCCAAGCTCCCAGGTCTGTTTCGCTTGGAATGTGTCCTTCCTTCATTCTGTCTAGTTGTTCGCTATATTCCATATCAGAAACTCTTCTTGTTCCTGCCCAAAACTCTGCCTTTCCTTCTGGATGGCCGTAGTGTTTTGCAGCATCTGTAATTTTTTTAATAGATTCTAAATCATATTTTTTTGATGGAATATTCATTATGTTTCCATTACCATCACTAACAACTTTGCCATCTGGCTTTCTCCAAACATATATTCCGTCTTCTCTGTCTTTTTCAAGTACGGTTAGCTTGGGAGTGGATGACTTCATGTACATTATTGTACCATATTAGACTGGTTTTCCACTAAAAAGTGACCATTGTATGTCAGTAAATATATCTATATCATTGGAATTTATGAAAAATGTTGATTCATCTTGTGCAACAATGTTTGATAAACCTAGATGTGATTCAAAAATATCATCGACTTTCTTATCAATGTTTCCTTCATATACAGCTAGGTTATTAAAAACAATTCCTGGATGAATTTCTATCTGGCCTATAAAGTTATTATAGTTTAGTGGTGCTGGAAAATCAAACGTGATAAATGACCATGCTAGTGGTCTTATATATTGATTTTCTAAAAGAATTCCATTTTGATAGTAATTAATATTTTCATAAATTGTCTCTCCTAATGGAGTTGACATATATGCTTGAATCTTTGCACGCTTTCCATTGTCAGTTGGAACAAGTTTAATATGAATTCTATTTCCATTACTCAATAAAATACTAGCTATTTTTTTAGTTGTATTAAATTCATAATTTTCATTAAAAAATATCCACGCACTTATTCCAAAAAGATTGTAGTTTTGATTTTTATTTGGATTAATTGGTAATGACAATCCTCTATTATAGCTTGCACTTGAGCTGTCTACTTCTTCATATGGTAAAGAAAATGCTCCAGAATCTGATGTTAGATATAGATATGGCATTGAATCTTTATAGAAAATAAATGGATTTTTAATTTTATTTGAATATGAGTATCCAGATCTAACAAATGGATACATTTTATTTCCAGTCAAAGATCCTATCGCATACAGACTTAGTTCATCATATGCCAGGGATGAGAGTGACATTCTATTAATGTTTACAGGATCAGTCGATACCCCATCACTTTTTATTTCTAAATGTGTAGTTATATAAGCCTTATTAAAGTCTACTAGTGTTTTGGGAGAAAAGATAATTGTATTATCAATTGCTCTAAATTTTGTATTATCAACATCAACAGAGCTATCTTCAAAATCAATGATACGTTCTGAAGATATTTCTTTTGTATTTGTATAGTTAAGATATCCAATAAACCCAACGTCTTCATATTTTTTAATTGAAACGAATGCATCAACATTAATATTTGACTGAACACTAACGCTATTAGAAGAATAAATTGGAGAAGGATAATCAATATTAAATTGTATTAAATCAAGATCATATTTTGTTTTATTACCGTCTGCATCGTTAACAAATGAACCAAGAAATGAAAGTGGAACAGAATCTTCCCAATATCCCACGCATCCTATATCCATTATCATAGACAAGTTAGTTTTCTTAAACAATAAAGTATAGTTTCCTATGTATCTGAGAGGCCATCCATTTAATAATAAAGGAGATGTTATTGAATGATTTATTGTTCCGTCGTTGTCAAATATTGTTGACAAATCTTTTAATGTAAAGAATTTATTATTAAATGTTACTTTATAA